GGTCCATAAGCCATATTTCTTAGTGCATTATTACTACCACCTAAAGCAGCTATTGTCTGCCTGCTTGCCGAACCAGTAGGTCCAGCCATCTTTGACATTCTTGCGTTATAGTTACCTATCGCTAACGTAGAACTTCCATAACCAGAACCTACTCCGCCACCACTTGCGCCACCACCGTAAGATCCGTAACTATTAGATACATAAGCTCTTGACCCTATTTTTCCTACTACGCCATCCCCAAGTCCTCCATGACCACCCATGGCGATCCCAGAGCCCTCATATGCACCAGATTGTCCAGCCCATTGATAATTTGCCAATCCAGCAGCTAGCTCTTGCTGATGCATGGTAATTTGAGGCTTCAATAGTTTTCCAGCGGTCATATTGAGTACGGAGTTCAATGGACCCCATGGTCCAGTAAAGTACTCTCCACTTACTGGGTATGGCCTATCCTGATAGTGTTGTTTTTCAAATCTATATGGATCAAATGGTCTTAGTGGAGAAAAGTCATATCCATATAGAAGTTTTTCCATAGGAGTGCCATTAGCATCTGATGTATATGTACCTGCTTCTTTTAATTTTCTGTAATAAGAAGGGCGGTAGTACATTGTTTTTCCACCCATAAATGGAGTGGATCCCAATGGCCAGTATCTACCTTGCTTAATAGGAACTTGACCATTAAGTAATTCTTCCTTTTTTTCTTGAGCATTCATTCCACCTGGAATTAAACCAGCACCTATTGAATGAATTCCTACAACACCTCTTGCTAACTTAGTTGTAAGAAAAGGAGAGTATACTCTTTCTCCATTTTGATCTTTATCGTTGACTGCACCACCAACTACTCTATCTGCGGCTAAGAATGTAGCTCCAGCTGCTACTGCTGGTAATATTCTTTTACCAACCATGCCTCTTGCATATAGATCTAAGGGACCGCCATATTGACTTTGGTCAAGCTGCATGCCGACTGTGCCAAAGTATTTATTTACTCTTGAAACTAAATGAGATACGGGAACTGAACTTGTTGAAAATGATTCTGGGTTATTGTAAGTACCTATGCCTAGGGTACTCTTAATTGCTCCCATTGGATTTTTAGCAAAGACTGTTCCAAAAGTAGGAACAAGAGTATGGTCTTGACCCGAACCCAAAGTATTAACTGCAAGATTGTCTACTTCATATGGAGCAGTACCAAATGCTTTAGACAAAGCTGGCATAGCTCTAGAGAAAGGTCTTCTAACGCTTGTATTGACCATTGATACATCGCCATTAGCATATGGCTTTAAGAATGATGCTGCATCGGGGTTTTCTCGAACTATCTGCGCAAATTTAATTAATCTATTTCTGGCGTCTTGCAAAACTGAATTTTCAGGTTTAGAAGTAGCGTAAGCACTGAAGTTAAATAAAGAGGCTAGGGCGGAAGCGCTTGCTTCAATTGCATCGTTAACGCCTATTCTACCCTGCTTTTGCAAAGTTCTAATTGCTTTTGAAGTTTCAGTAAATACATCTTCTCCGGCATTGCCTTGAAGCATTTGGTTTTTAAGAGATATATATCTAAATACTTCATTAGAAGCTTCATCTAACTTGGACGAAATAACATGTGACCTAGGAGCTAATTGAGATGTTGAATCTAAATTAGCCTCATTTAGATACCTCTTTAGCCTGGACATTGCAGCGGTCAGTTCTCTTGGGTCACCGCCTCTTCTCTTTATTATGGATGCTGCTCTAGCATGATCGTCAAATAGTGCTTGATAAGTTTGCCCGTAAGTTCTTCCCGAGGTTACGTCAGTAGCTTTAACTCCAGCTGAGGTAAATAAATCAGGCTTATTTTCTTCAAGATTTTTAATTATATTTCTATGAGTACCTGTGCCAAATGTTCTTTTTCTAAATTCATCTACAGCATTAAGAACATCTCTTTGCGTATGTACTACAGCGTTATTTTCATCTACTGTATGTATGCCATTTACATTCTCTACATCGTCATATAAACCTTTTAACGTTAGAGTTTTTCTTAATCCCTTTTGCCTATAAGATACTTCTTCTCCTGGAGTAAGAAGTCTTGCCATAACATTTGTATTTCTTATATCAGATTGACGACCTTTGAATCTACTATACAATCTAAATAGTGAATTGGGTTGTTCTTCATCTACATCAAATAAAGATTTAAGTCTAGTTTTCCAGTTGCTAATACCATTAATTTCATCGCTACTTGAACCTCTTAGGTTTGCTGCATTTCTTGCTTCTTTGCTAAATAATTCTGAACTAGATGAAGAGATAGCCCTAAAAGAACCTGCAATAGTTTGACTAACTTGATTGCCTTGCTCATTGGTGCCAAATGATCTAAGTACACCTTTAGTTCCTTTATTTCTGGCTAAAATAAAATAATCAGCAGCTTGTTTTTCTTGTTGACCCAAAAATGGTTGTACTGTTCTTGCCGAAATATATTGAATTGGAGAGGAGTTTTGAATTTCCTTTAATGATTTATATCCAAACATATCTGCGGGATTAAATCCAATAATAGGAATTTTAAATTCATCAGCTAAAAATCCCTTAGCATTGTTAAGTGTGCTTTTGACTTGAGTAAAGTCAAGTATATTTCCACTAGAAGTTCTGTATACTCCACCTATTGCGCTTTGGCCTAATGTTGGAGTTACTGGGCCCAGACCTGCCGTTAATGGATCTCTAGTTGCTTGAGCAGAAGCTATTTGTCTTATTGCTTGTTGATGTTCTTCTGGAAGATGATTAAATATTCCAGCTTCCATACCCTCGTCTATTAAGAGGGGCTTCATTCCAAATAAGCTTGCTTTTCCTGAAAAAAATCCAGTAGTTAAACCTTTATTGTTTAATAGATAATCTCTTAAGTAAGATGCATTATTAGGATCAATGCCTTTTGCGGCAATGCGTGAAGATAGTACAGTTTCTGATATTGCTTTTCCATCAGCTTCGTTTAATTTAATGCCAAGGGTTTGTGCAGTTTTTCTAATCAAATAACTTTGTTTATCTGGAGTAATTTCCCCAACAAAATCACTATAACTTTGTTTTGCTGGTTTTAATATATCTGAAGTTATATGGGATACATCATTGCGATAAAAACTATTCCATCTTTTTGTTATATCAAGATGAAGACCATTTTGAAATTCTTCTGCTACAAATTTTCTATCAACATGTTCTAGAGATTGTCTTAGCGCACTTCCTTCTCCAATAGATTCGCTAAAAGTTTTTCCACCTTTAACTTTACTAAATCTTTTTAATATGTCATTAAAGAATTCGTCACCATCAGCTTGAATAGGCTTTCTTCCAAGAGTAATTCTTTTTGTTATATCTGTGCTAGTTGTTTGTCTAGGAAGTTCTGCAATGTTTATATTGTTAACAAAATGATTAGCAGCAGCTGGATCAATATTGTTTCTTCTAATTAAAGCTTTTTCTAGCTGATCTTTATAAACTTCTTGTTGTCTCTTTAAATAAAATTCACTTGTAGTAAAGCTTTCAGAACTAGGGCCTCCATGACCAAGCCCGTGGAATCCTCCCGCTAATTTAGATAAGCTACTGGAGTGCTGTGCCTGTATTCTATTGATTCCATTTTGCAAAAGTTTGTCAGCGTCGGTTGCATCCATACCTTTGCTTCTAATTAAATTTTTATTATCCCCCAAAACCTTAGCTAAAATTCCCTGCCTTGACTTACTGAATCTTTCTATTACCTGAGATAGAGCTTGTGTTTCTGTCATCTTTCCAGAAACAACATCATGTGCAACGCCTAGTGTTTTAAAGTCTTCCACTGCTGCTTTAAAGCCAGTTCTTAAACCCTTAAAAGCTGGTATGGTATCTATTATTCCAAAATCATTTTCAGAATTTCCAGTAAAAAAACCTTTAGCTCTAGCTGTTAGTATTGCTAATTTACCAGCATTTTTTTGCGACGCTTCTTCTGCCGCCCTTGCTGCACCACCTCTAGCTGAAAAAAGAGCTTGGACAAATTCTGGCTGAGTATCTTTTGCTGCTTGGACTCCGGTTGCAAAAGCTCCACTTGTTCTTGATGAAACTTTTAATGCCTGATTAATTATTACAGATGAATCTTGACCGACTTCAGCCAATAAAGATCTTAAGTCAACAGCTAAATTACCAGCTTTTCTTTGAATAGGACTTAAAGCCTTTATGTCATTCATTGAATTAGCAAAAGTAGTTAATGAACTTTTGCCTGCTGTTCCAGCTGCGCCCAACGCCTCAAAAGGCAGGATCATTGTAGCTAAGTTCATGGTAGACTGCTTGACGAAATCAGTTACAACGTCAGCTGGATTATACCAATTTAATTTTCTTCTGTCTTGATTGTGACCAAATAGAGGTTCAGTAACACCTCTTTGAGCTATATACAAAGCCGGAAGCTCGTACGGCATTCTTCTGCCTGCTCTAACTAGCCTTATCTGGAGTTCGTCTCTATATGTCCAAACTTCAGCAGAAGTGCCAGTTTGACCAATTCCGGTAACCTTAGCTCCATCTTTACTGATAGGTCTCCAAAATCTTGTTTCATTTTGAATTCCATCGTAACCAGATGTTAATTTTCCATTTACCTCGTAGACTAATCTTTCGTAAGGATTATCTACTCCATCAACTGACCTAGCTACCGACTGAAGCTCGTCTAAGCCTGCCCTAAGCTCTTGTATGCCCTTAACTAGCCTTGTAGGCAGAGCGTCTGTCCTGCCACCGGATATGGCCATTCTAGAGGCATCTTCCAGTGCCATTCCTAGTTTTAATCCACCAGATTTTAAGAACTTAGAACCTACAGCAGTTACAAGCATTGCTGCACCAGCGCTTCCAAGGAAACGCATTACTGGATGATTATCCAGAGCTTTAGCTATATGGCCAGAATTGGGACTTGGAGCTGGCTCTTCCCCTTCCCTTGTAGGCATGTCGCGTGAAGAGACACCATAGCCAATAGTATGTATTGGTCCTTTATCCCTTAGCAATTTATGCCCCTTTTAAACTATCCTGAACCCCAAAGCTTACGAGCTACTGGGTCCTCATACTTGGCTTCGCCTTGTTTTCTAGACGAATTAAATCTTGCTGCAGCTTCTTCTTCTGCTCTTCGTTCTTCTTCTGGGTCTATTAAATCTAACTTTACGCTAGTAGGTTCTATTCCATATACTGATTGTTGAACTTCAATAATTTTTTCAGCTAGAACTACTCTGCTTGATAATTCAGAAAAAGTCATATTATCTAGATCTTCTGGACTATATGTATGTATAGTAGCCAAAACAAATGCTTTCATTAAAAATCTAACTTCATTTGCTTCACTTCTTTTTTTTTCAAGAACTCTTTTTGCTACTCTGGCTGAAGCAAAACCTGAAGCGTCGAGTATTTCTTGAGATAAAGCACTTACTGCTCCAGCTGGAATTTTGTAAATATCAAAATCTTCAGGATAAACAATAGTTCTTTGAAGGATTATATCCTCTGCATCTGCAGAAGAATAACCTTCTGAATTCTGAATTGTGACTATTTCGTCATATTGCGCAAAGGTTAGCTCTTTGAATAAGAGGTCAGACCCCTTTACTTGAGCGTTGTAAAGGGGTCCGTGCTTTTGTTTAAGAGCTAATAAAACCTCTGTGTCAATCATTTAGAGTTGACGGACCTCAAGGGCCACAAAGCCTGAAGCTTCAAGAATCTCTTGAGAAAGAAGAGACGGAAGTCCAGCCATATCCGCTGCCATTGATACCTTAGTATAATCTGGGTAGAGAATGCATATTTCAGTAATAGCTTCTTCGTTCCATAGATTAGCTTCTGCTGTTGACAACTGTCCAGCTTGTACTAATTGCTCCATTTTTTTAACTAAATTTTTATACTCAAGTCTATTTAGAGTTCTCCAAACAACATGCTTATCAAAAGTTAAAGAAGTTACATAGACATCTCCATGAACTTTTTTCCAATTCTTGATATCACCGGCGGTTGGTCCACCATCCCAGATAAGTTCAGCGTCGTCTAGGTCTTCTACTGACCTAGCTTGATCTTCATCATTTTCTTCATTCTTAACTTCTGATTCTGGCTCTACATCCACTGTTTCAACAATGCCGTATTCATCAAAACCATATTCTTCTTTTGTCTCTTCATCGGCAGTAATTACTACCTTTTTTTCATTTGACATACTTACTCCTTAAAAGCGCTTATTAAGATAAGCTTATTTTATCATATTACATGCATTTATTGCAAGTCTTGGTCTATAAACCGGTTATTATTATGTTCCTGGAATATAATAATCAGCTGCAGTTATTCCACTAGTAGTAGTGGTTGTTTTGCTTACTGTAGCACCTGTTCCGGCAGCATCTTGGTTGGCCACAGATGCCTCTCGTTGCCCCTGATTGGCGTTGTGAGAGATGTCTTCACTGGTGAAGTAGTGATCCCTAGCCATAAATTGATAACTCTCAACCAATGCTTCTCCTCCACTAGAATAACTAGTTGACATAGAAATTAAATTTACACTTTGTAAAACAATTTTCATAGGATCATTAATTTTATCAATTGTTGTTTTTCTTTGATTAAAATCAGTAGCTATAATTCTTTCTGAGTTTAATTGCTGATTAACTTCTGATCCAGTTGAGTATGTTGATATTCCATTTGCAGACAAACTACTATCTTCTACGCTGTAAAATATAACTAAATTAAATGGAGGATGAGCACTGAATATATTATGATTGCCATTTGCTGTTTCGGATAATGCGGGGTTTGTTGACCCTGAGGTTAACCTATCCAGTTCGCTATTGGCCCAATATTTGTTTATGTTTAATTCATCATCCATAGAAGCAGCATCTGAACCCAGTACTGACATAACTGATTTTCCAGGATTGCTGGATGAACTTTGATACCTAACATTTGCTGCTTTTTCTAGAAGATCTGTCATTCTTCTTGGGTATCTTGAATATATAGAAAACTCACCAGTAATAAGTCTAGTTCCACTCATTACCGCATCATAGTTATATGACCAAAATCCATAAAGTGGTTGCTTTTCTTGCTTAACAACAAAAGTTAGTGAGGCAATATCCATTTCATCTGATTCATCAAAAAGTCCATCAATATAAACTTTTACATCTTCACCAGAAAAGAAATAATCAAAATAGTTATTGAATTTTTTGTCATCAGCGTTTCTGTGCCCCCCCCATGCTAGGTCTAATGCTTCATTAATTGAATCATAATAACCTTCGCCGTTATTTTTACTTGTAGCAATATTATTTTTTAAATTGCTTGGCATATAAGCTGTAAAAGGTCTATATGGGGTATTTTTACTTGCCATTATTATCTAGCTATCCTTGGATTAATAAAGTTTTTATAAGCTGCTATGTTATCTCCAAAAAAATTAGTTGCTATAGCAGCATCTTGAGTTAAACTATCTGTGTATATTTTTTCAGCATCTGGGTTATTAGAGTATATACCAGTATTTTCTGCCGTGTCGACTTGCATTAAAGGTTGAATCCCTCTAGCCATATACGTGTACGTTTGCTCTGTCATAAGGTCGTCAATAGACATTGTTTGACCTTCGTCAACTATAGTAATGCCAAAAATTTTCATTTTAGCAGCAAGGCTGTATTCATTAAAAAAAGTTAAGACAACATCAAAAGGAGGTAACATATCAGCCAAAGGTGCATAGTTTTGGTTCTGTAATGTTTTTTTAAAATCATTTATTCTATAAAAAGCATATTCGTTAAAGACTGTAAATATTAAAGATCCGGCTATAGTTCTAGCGCCTTTAACAAAACCTCTTGGATTAACATGACCTAGAGTTCTAACTGGTGCATTTTCCCTATGTATAGAATAAGATATGGTTTGAACTTCGCCTAGTTCTATAAAGTCTCCAGTAGAGCTGGAGTTTGCGTCTCCGGTTGGAGGGAGTACCATAGTTGCCTGGATGTCGACTCCGGCAAAAGACATATTAGAAAATGGGTCAGCTAGACCTTTTTCTCTTCTAATGGTATTAGTTAAGGTGTTATAACTGGATAATTCTTTTTCTTGGATCTTTAATTGATCTATATCTTTTTTCATTTACAGCCTTACTAAAAAAAAGACGTGAGGGATAAGATAAATATCCCCCACGTCTCCAAGTTTTTATAATTCTAAAGATTATGGTCTAATGATCTCAGAGTCGTAGCCGCTTGATGTTACAGCATCCTTGGAAATAATGTCAGAAAGTGTGCCATTAAATCTTTGGAGTTGTGAATTTGAAATTGTGTACATAGGTCCAATTTCGCGGGCAACATAGGTCATTGTTTCTTCGATAACAATATCGTCCATTGATGCTCCAGAACCCTCGTTCAAGAGTTCTACACCGTAGATTGATCTTACTGCACCTTGGCCATATTCGTTAGCAAAAGTTACTGTAATATCAAATGGAGGAATTTGGTCAGCGTAGTAAGGAACCTTTGACACAACGTCTCTCGTCTGGTCATCGAACTCTGCAATGCCTCTCTTGTGATTAGGATCACCTGGGAGTGTATTGCTTGATCTAGTCCAGTATTTCATTTGTTGACCAGAAGTTGAGCTATGAGCTTCAAGCATTTGATACAAAGCTGGACGGTCGAAGACTGTGAAAATCAACGAACCAGCAATGCCTCTTTTGCCTCTGGAGAATGATCTTGGGTTAGGGGATCCCATTGTGTAGATGGGAGCTTTTTCTCTTGTTATTGAAAATGTAATACCCGAAAGTGCTCCAATTTCAACGCCACCAAAAGTGGCAACAATGTCTGCACCAGAAAATGTGGTGTAAGTATTTAGGTACTTATTTACAGCTGAGTCGTAGTATTCGCCATTATTAGGCATCTTTATACCCTCCTATTGGTATTAATAATTAAAGGTTAACTGAAATTTGGACTTCGATACTCTTCAGTTCGAAGGCTGGTGATAACACGAGGTCAATTAAGGCTTTGTTCTCTGATGGGATATAAGAGACCGTGAAGTCGCTATCCAAAAGAGCGCCCAATTGCTGCATGCCACGTAATCCGGAGGTAATTGCTGTCTCCATTGAGTTACGAACTTGTAATGTTGAAGGTTCTCCAACAAACTTCTGGCAAACTTGACGAACTACCATTGCAGCTTCATTAACAATTCTTGAAGTAGCAACTCTAGTGTAGTCTGAAGTCTCAGGAGCAAATGTGCACCCTTCAGCAAAGGTAGGAACTTTATTAAAGTTTAATACAATTGCATTAACTCCCTTGTCTACAACACCGGTATTAAGAGCGTTTGACAGTTGACTTCTAGTTGCACTGTAACGAAGTCTTGTAATGTTAAATGCAGTCTTGTTAACTGGGCTAATGTAAGAAGCCATTCTGCTTAAAGCAGCAGCCAATGAACTAGCTCCGTTAGCATAACCAAAGTCGTCAATATTAGCCGAATTATAGTTTACTGGTTTAACTTCAGCTGCAATTACAATAACGTAACGTCCAATTCCGCCCCATACATAAGTTTGGCCATTTACGGCGTTATGATTAGGGAGGTTTGTGAGTGCTAAGTGAGCGCTTACGTTACCAGGTGTCATTGTCTCGGCTGTAGCAGGTGTTGCACCAGTACCTATCCAAGGCTTAATTCCCATAACTGCAATACATGGATTTGTATTTTCGCTTATGTCTTTTACTTTAGTGGCGACCTTATAAGCCCAGTTGTTCGCTGTAACAGTTGTATTGTCTGCAAAAAAACCATACTCTACGTCATCACTTGGTGTTGCTGGTGTTTGCCAGTCAGATGGAACTCCACCTCTACCCCAAGGAATAATAAGATCTGGAGATGAAACTTCGGCAGCAGAGAATGCTGTTTCAAAAATGTCAACACCATTTGACTTTACCGTTCCAAGAGTATGGTTAAATACCGTATTGCTTGGAAGTGGTACCATGAAGATTCTATCAGCGCCACCAGAAAGGAGTTCCTTATAGGCTTTATGAAGCTGAGAACCCTCTCCGAATGCCGTGATGACATCTGATTCCTTAGTAACTTGGACTACGTCCAAGTCAGCTACGTTGCCTGTGCCGTCGGCAGTATTACGCATACCGATAACACAGATTCTTGGACCAACAGGAGTATCCTGTCGGGAGATGCTATAAAAGCGATCTTTTACTATTGTTCTTACGCCAGGTAGAGCCATTGAATTTTAAACCTCCGGTTTGCCTTATACTAGGTCTATTCCCAATCTATAGTAACGATTAACCTATAAAAACAACGATGCTTAATTATTGGGTGTGGCACTTTGATATAGGTCTACAACAGTTATGGGCATGTTGCCGTAATCAGGAGTTGCTGGATTGAATGGATCTGGTATAAGGCTGCTTTCGTGCGCGATATACCTTCTGACATCTATTGCTATCTTCTCTATAACAGAGACGGATGTAGCTATTAATTTTTCAGTAGTTAGTAGGTATGTTATTGTTCTCTTGATGATGTCAATATTATCTCTAGTTTCTTGAGAGTCGGCTAGTCTTCTTGCGTACACAAACTCAGAAGCTCCCAATCTTTTAAAAACTGGAGTATACTCTAACATAAAATCTTCAAATACCTCAGCCAAAGCATCTGCTACTTCAGCCCCAACGTACCTACCTTCATCTACATTAGAAGCAGAACTACCCCTAGATGCTTTTGTTATAATAGTAAAAGAAACTACATTTTGGAATCTTTGTCCAAATACCATTCTATCTTTTTCTATAACCTGCCTACTTCTTGGCTTAGGTTCGGTAGTATGAGCCTTTCTTAATTCAAGGCCATATACTATAGCTGGATAGACGGAATATTGACCGCCGTGATTTGGAATAAAAGGAATATCTGGATGTATATTTTCCCACAATAGCTTAACAACTGATATAAATTCTACATAAGTTAAGTTTCCAGCTGCCTGCAAGGGTGGGCCGAATGCCCTATCTATTGATACGTCTCCAACTCTTGGCTCTGGAAAACCGAATGCATTCTGTGCCATGTTAGGCTCCTTGTCCTGAGGAAATGCTAAATGATACTTTTCTCAAAGACATCACTGAGGTAATGCTTATATCAAAATAAACCTTACCTTTGACTAACTCATCTGAATAAGCCTCTAATGCATAATCCATAATTATTGTATTCTTTTTTAAAAATTGAAGAGTTTGTTTAACATCAGATATTAATGCCTGTGCGCTAAACTTACTAGTCGATCTATTTCCTAAAGAAATAATTTCATTTATTATCATAGAAACAAGTCTCATTTGATGAATCTTGTTGTACACCGAACTCTTGCTAGCCATAGAATGGTCATTGGTAAGATAGATATCACTAATACTACCTCTTCTACTTCTTGCCCCTTTGACAACAGTGTTAATGCCAAGCTTTTCTAATTCTTCTACTTGCAATTGACTTAAGTTAACTCCACTAATTCCAAACACAGGAAGAAGTCTAGATCTTATTAAAGACCTATTAACTGGAGTACTTGACAGTAATCCAGCGGCACTAGTAGATACTGAAGATGTATATGTAATATTTAAGAAATTATGATTCATAACAACTTCGCCATACACTGGCATTATGAATCTTCCCATGTCTCCTAATATTTCTTTAGTGGGAGACAACATGGTGTATTTTGAAGTAAATCTAGTGTCATTTTTAAAAGTAGTTATATCCTCTACGTTTATTCCATTGTTCCTAGAACCAATAACACCAATTTGTATAAATCCAGTTTTGTTATGAAAGTTTTGGCAATATGAAGCTAATTGAGTAATGAAGTCTATTGAACCAGTATTTATAATACTAGTCTCTAGAGGCACGATTATATCTATGTAATCATGGTCGACAATTGCTTTGTAAGTTTCTTCTAATCTACTATAATATTTTTCGTAAAAATTCATTAACAACGGTGTAGCATCGGCATATGTGTAGGTTGGTATTCTAGACAACCTAGCCTGAGTGGTCGACTCATACTCTCTCATGGGTGCGGCAGCGCATATGTATATGTCCCTAGCCCCGTGCGCGTAAGCGTCGAATATGCCTCTTAGCAAAGGTGAATTATAATTAGCGTTAAGTAAATCTATTCCTTCTTGTATGCTTCTTATTCTTCTAACCGAATTAAGCTCTAGGCCATCAGCATGACCTATTAAAAGTATGGAATTAGTTTTGTATTGATCTAATGAATCAAAAGATGGAACAAAAGAAGTAGATAGTCCCTTATCTCCATCTGAAAAAGAACTTACTGTTGTTCTTTCTTGCTGTGGTACTTGAAACTGTGCAGTGTACTGCATTACAGTTGCTTCATAATAAGTTGATGCAACTACCGAATAATTTCCCGGAAATGTATTTTCAGGAACAGTATAGTGTAAAGTAAATTTAACTATATCATGAGATGTAACAATGTCTCCCGGATTATCTCCGTAATTGCCATAATATAGAGTGTTGCTTGAGGTCTTTTCTATGTAATTAGAATTGACAGTTGCGCCTTGCATGATGTAGGAATATGGTCCATCTATTATTGGACCTGCACCTAAGTCGCCTCTGTATACTGATATTATTACATCACTAGGAGTAGCTCCTAACGTTGGATCATAAAATGACCCATTTTGATTAAAAATAAATTCAAAACTACCAGTTTCACCAGGCGATAAAATCAACATTTAGTTTGGTCTTTCTTTGGTTACTCCAGCAATCCAATAAACAATCTTACCCATTTTACCACGAACTGGTGCTGCAAAGTCAATTAAGTAAAGATTGGCTCCGTCAGTGTTCCTTGGGTCCTGTTCGTATATCCTGTCGTTTTGTCTGGGATTTACAGTGGATTCAAAATAATAAACTAAATCTATACCAGTATTAATTCCTTCTATGTCTTCTTTTTGTATTTGAGCCATAGCTTCATCTGAAGGAAAAAAGTGTCTTGTTGTTACTCTTTCAAATTTTTCAGAATATAAAAAATTATCATCTAATCTTCTCTGTATTAAAACATCATGTCCATATTGTCTAAGTATTTGCTTAAAAGTTTTAGCTGGATCAATCATACTTCTTTAGGCCTCTTGTGGGGATGGGAGATCCCTGAAATGTTTCATTATTAACTGATCCATATTGATCTCTTCCCGGTAAGTAGACAATTGCCCCTGTTAATGGATATATTACACTGCCAGTTAATGGATCAAAATTTAAACCAGAAGAAGAGATTTTTTGAGAAGGAAGACCCTTGGGTACAACCGCTTTCATTCCGACTCTTGCTGCTGCTACTTCTTTTCTTAAAGCTGCAGCCAATTGACACCAAGTTACGGCATTGCCTCTGTTAACGTTATCCCTAGGGTTAGATCTATTCGTTATGCTTAAGTCAGCTAATTTTAATTCAAGCTCATCATCTCCCCCAAAACCATAAGTTCTACTTAGCTCACAACATACTGAGGCTTTAATGTATTCAGATAAAGTAAAGTTTAATGTAGAACCATCATCTAATTCTTGTAATTTAAACATTTGTTTAATTTCAACAGAATAGTGATGAACTAATTCCCCTATTTCTAGCAAGGGTGCGTCTGGAAAAAAGTTAAATATTTCTTCCGGTTCTAAGTACAAAGGGGCAACATCTGCAGCAAACATGATCGTTTCATCTGCTTTTAGGGTAATTAATGGCTTATATTTACTATCAGAATCGTTTACATACAAAGATTGGTTTACGACTATTTGAGTATTGTCTGACAATGATCCAGTAAAAGTTACATGATACTGCCCGGGTTCAGTTGGTTTAAAATCATAATAATATTCTGAGCTGGTCAACGAAGGAGCGCTTGTGTCAACGACGCTATAGTTTATAGCATTTTTTATGACTACGTGAACAGATACTGGATGTACATCTACAGGCTCTCCAGTTATAGAATTAACATCTATAAATTTAACTTTAATTCTTACAGTATCATTTATTAAAATTGCACTTGACATTTAGACTCCATTTTTAATCATAATCCACTATAGTACCTACAGTATTTAATACTGAATAGATACCTCGGAAGCAGAGCTTATCGTTATGGTTTCTGCATTAGATATAGCGCGAGCTTGCTGGAAATCTGCCTCTATGACTATGTATCCAGTAGCTACAGAATTAATAGTAATAAAACCTATCGTAGTCTGGTTACTGTAATCTACAGTATTAGCAAAGTTAACAGTTAAATTATTTACTATAATAGGATTAGAAAGACCTGGAACCCTTATTTCTACAGTCCCAACATAAGCTACGCTTGGTTCATTGTAGGCTATAGTATCATTGTATCTCATGTAACCCTCGCTTTAAATACAAATCCATATTTATAGTAACATGTTTATATTTTTAAAACCACCAAAAGTGCTTAACAATTGACAAACTGGCTAGAATTACCCAAGCAACATTGAAAAGGATAATCGTAGGGAGAGTCTTGCGGGTTGATGTCCAGATAAGGCTTACGCTCGAAAAGATAGCGAATATATATAACCACCATAATTGTTTATCAAAAAGAAGACCTGGGAAGATAATTGCAATTTTTGTAGCAAAGCCCCAAGCCTCAACCGTATTAACTTTATTCCAGTATTCTTTAGAGGACATAGTTTTTATGGCATTAACTATTTTGTTCATGATAATTGTTGTTCTATATCTGCATTTTCAGCCAAAACATCTCCCCAATAACTACTAGCTCTATCAAAATGAGCCCTAGTCAAAGGGCAATACATAAATGAGCTAATGATATGCTTGTCGCTGGATATTGGCATTATTCCTGCATGTGGGTAATTAAAATTAGTTGGAAAGATAGCAATTCTTCCTCTGACGGCATTAACTGTTAGGTTATGCATTGGGAAATCTGTCCCTCCACCTTCTTCTACGGTATTAAGGTACATAATAACGGCTAAAACTCTTTCAGAAAAACCAGGCTTATCAAATGAGCTTCCATCTACATGAACCTTATATTGACCCTTTTCCTTAACGTAGTGCTGATATTGATAACCAGTATCTCGTCTATCTAGCCAAAAATTCATATGTTCGTATTCTTTAGTATACTCTTCAATTACTGGGGAAAAAGAAGAAAAAATTTGTGCACTGAACACATCTAAAATTTCTTTTTGATGATCCAAAACTGAAGGGTGGCCTGAACTGATTGTAGCATCAGTGCATATTTTATGATCTGATAAAACACCGGAAATTGTTAAACCTACTCTATGTAGATTTTTATTTTCTTCTTTTTGCATAAAATCAATTATTGAATTACACAAAAAATCAGACAGAACATTATCCTTGTATGCTATAGCTCCAGATATACCTAATGGAAATTCTAATTTTTTCTTTTCCAAAACTTTTTATGCTCTTTCTCTTTTAACTCTTTATCTAATCTAATTCTTTCCATACGATAAGGTCTAGCCGTACTTAAACCTGGAACTAATGATAGCCCACCAGATCCAAAACCTCTAGTCATAACGTATTTAAAAACATCTTCATCTTCGAGTAACACTTCGTTAAAATCTGAATCTCTTTTGAATGGGATTAATTGAACAATACAATCTCCATAATTAATATTAAAATCTTCATTTCCAGTAATGTTTAAAACTATGTTTAAAGTATGGTAAAAATCTGTATGAATTATAGCAGGGAGTATTGTGTAATTTTTATTTGGTTCAAATAAATTTGGCAATACTATTGTTGACCAACCAGGAGCTGTAACAATTCTCCAAGGATTTACTAATTTTGGGTAACTACCGTTTTTTACGTCCTGATCTCTCATATCTGTCATTGGACATTTTCCAGTTTGACTAACTTCAAATGACTGAACTATTATTGGATAATTATCTTTTGGAAGTTCAAATTGATCAGTTGCAACTTCCCAAATAGAGTCACGACCAGTGTTTTTAAATCTAAAATTTGACCAAGCTGGAAGAGTAACTCCAATAGAAAGATACTCTGAAATTCCAGCGCATCTTCTTAATGATCCTGGAAATTTTCCTATTTTTCTAAACCAACCAGGTGGATTAGATGAAGTATTTACATAAGGTTGCATTTCTAAAAGTCTATTATCAGAAGGAACAAATAGTATTTGCCCTGGCTTAACTTTTATGTCTTTGTACTTCTTTTTAATTCCACTCTTCATATAGCTCCATTAGAGACTGTTTATGGTCTACTAGCTCATGATCGTTTCTTCCCAAACGCTTGTCTGACATATCTTTTTTAACTTCTTCTCTCAAGCACATATTATCTATAAATAAACCAGCATCAGTGGCGTTTAGTAAATTCTGCCCTTGAGCTACGTGAATCATGTGAGCAGACAAGAACATTTCTCCGTTGTTTGACGGTATATCATACCTAGAAGGAGTTCTCTCTGACCAGAGATCTAAATACTCTTGCAGGCTTTGATTAATCGGTCTTGATGAAGCATATCTCCAAAATTCTGTATCATCTCTATCAGACATATAGTGAAGTCTAATCATGCTTAATATATTATCCATCATCATATTAAATTGTTTATTGTAGAACTTTTGCATGTGTGTATTTGATTTTTTGTAATTTGCAACAGATGGAATAAGCCATTTTAGCTGCTGTATAGTACTTCCTATAGAAGTTGCTTCAAGCGGCTCAACAAAAGAAGATGAAAGACCAATAGCTGCACAATTTTTTACCCAAGGATTTTTTAGATGTCCTGGATCAAAATTAAAAACTTTAGCTGGTTTAACCTCAAAACCTACAGCCTTTGAAGCTTCTTTAACTGCTTCTTCTAAAGTTATAAATTTAGAACTAAAAACATATCCATTACCTCTTCTATCTTGAGTGGGAATTTCCCACATCCAACCTGAAGACATAGCTCTTGCTCTTGTGTATGATCTTATCTTATCATTTTGATCAGAAGGACTAGGAAATGCAAAAGCTGAATCTACGCATAGATATTCCGAAAAAGAATTCCACTCTGGATCAGAGACTTTACTTATTAAAGCTTTTTTAAAGCCAGTAGCGTCAATCCAAAAATCTGCTTCAAATGTAGTGTCATCTTTTAATATAACGGATTTTATTGTTCCAAACTCAGAGTCAAGATTAACATCTGATACTTCGCCTTCAATCATTCTTATTTGTCTATTAAAACATATTTCCGAAAAATAGCCATTTAGTTTAACGGTGTCAAAATGGAATTGATTTACGCTATCGTGAGTTTTTTGCTTTCTTACCTTATCCTCGATTAGGCCAATGGATGAGGTCTGGGAAGTAAGAGTTTTTTCTTGTTCTACAAAACCTGAATAAGTTGGATACAAACCAAACGCAAAATGTTTTTCATCTCCAGATACAGAATGAAAATAATCTGGAAATTTTTTAGACCAATTTTCAAATCGTATTCCATATTTATGAGTTGCTCCAGTTTTTGATAACATGTCAAACATTGGTATATTGCACGTGTTCATGAACTCTTTCCAATGTTCAGTAGAACCTTCTCCAACCCCTATTATGCCTATATCTGAAGATGATATTACTGTTATTTCAGAGTTAGGAAAAGCTCTTCTAAGCATTATTGCCGATATTAAACCAGCTGTTCCAGAGCCAACAATTCCTAAAGAAATTTTTTCTTTCATTTTTTATTAACCATTCTTAATACATACTGTTTGAGCCATAAAATTAGGTACATGATAGAGACTAAAATCCCCTCTTTCTATAATCTCTTGATGAATTTGATAGGAGTAAGATTCTTCTAAGTTGATATACAAATCTCCACCACTAGAAGAGTTAGCAAGTATCAAGACACCTTTTGGATTCATGCTATCAAGTATAGCCGTTAAAAGTTCTCTATCCACGGTTGCCGCCATAATTATGCATGCGTAATCATAACCATAGACTTTGTTGTAGATATCGTCATAAGATATCATCGTAACATTGTTTAAGTCAGAAGTATCAAGATACTTCTCTGCTAAATACGCATTAACATTGTGTGGTGTATATACATTTTGTGAATATAAACTAACCTGACCTATTGCGCCTGGCCCATGTATAACTAAAGAATTAACGGGATTGACCATACGCACAAAAAGTTGATTTGTTAAAACTCCCAATTTAACCATTGGAAGAAAAATTTCTCCACCATCAGAACCCATTAATGCAGTAGAATAAAATTCGTCTCCACCTTGCAATACTCTATCGCCATGTCCCAAACTTTGCCATTCTAAATATGCAGATTTTGAAAAATCTATTGCTGCTTGATCAGATTTAAATATTGGATCTTTTTCATCAAAAATTCCTTCAAATGAACTTATTTTTAAACCCATTTTTGAAGCTGAGATAGAAGTTGGTTCTTCTAGATCGATTGGTTTAGTCATTTTAATTATTTCCGTTTACTAGTAGTGAGTGATACAAAATAGTTCTTAATTCAGCTTTTCTTCTGTATAGTTCAGGTGCAAGCAACATTGTGTTAAGGCTATCTCTTATCTCTTTATAGTTGTCAATATTTATTGTACTATATTCAAGTCCTACAGAGGCCGACATTAACTGAATTCTTGATTGAATGTAGTTAAAATGTTTTTGCTTATCGTAATGAATTGCCATATTATTCTCTACCCTTCTTCTTCTTCTTCTAGTATAGCAGGGTTTACCCACAATCCAAGCTCGTTAAATGCTTGACATCCTGAGTCTGAAAACTTTTTATTTTCATCAGTGTTTTGATTATTTTTTTTAGACCAAGATAAAAGAGCTAGAGATTGTGGTTCCTCACTATCTTGATCTACATCTTCATCTACAATTGATTGAAAATTTATAAGATTTTCTATAATAATTTCTGGTTCCATAAACCCCTCTTTATCTAAACCATGTTACTAGGGAATATTTAATTCCGTCATCTACAGAATGTGCTATATGCGAATAAGGGAAATTAGCAGGAAAAAGCACTACTCTTTTAGGCTTTGCTTCAATTTCAATATTAAAATAAGGAAATTCTAAATTTCCACCTGTGCTTGTATTATCTAAAAATGCAACCATGCTAAACATTCTTTGATTTTCTGGACCAAAATCTGAGTGATTTCTGTAATTTCCACCATTCATATATTTAAGAACTACAAAAGGTTCATGGGCTATTCTTGTTATATTGTATGTTTGTACATAATTCTGCAAGCATGGGTATATTTTATCGTATATGTTATTATAAAATAATTCACTAACTTTAATTCTTGGATACGGTTTCATTATTTCAATTAAACCACATTCTCTAGAAGACCTATATTCACTATAGAATCCTTCTCCTACTTTTGAGTCATTCCAGGATAAAGGGCCCCACTCGTCAAGGCAATCGTCTTCTAATTGAGAAATAAAACTTCCTGCTTCAAAAACATCGTCGTATACGTGGACTCCAACAATGGGCTCTTCACAATTCATATATTTCAAATTCTCCAGTTTCTAATATTGAATTCTCAAATTCTATATTAAAATTATATTTTCCTATTTCTTTACATTTAAATATAAATGATACAAAATTTTTTTCACATACTATTGAATTATAATATTGTTTATTGTTATCTTTGTGCACGATGCATTTGATGCTTTTGTTAAAATTATATTTTCCAGTTGTATAAGAAATTACTTGATTAAGATTTTTTATTTGTTTTTTCAAATAACTAAAATCATCTTGTTTTTCTATATTTACTACATTTACTTTAGTTCTGTCAAATGCTAAACATTCAGTAAATGAAGAGTCTCCAATTTGAATTGCTATAGCAGTTTTTTTTGCCTGTTCTAATACATCTTCCGTAATAAAAGATTCTTCCGGAACATATAAGACTCTAGACATCTTTTATTGAAGTTCCTCTAACTTACTGTTAATAAGAGCTGTAGATTTTTTGATCTCAAGTATTCTTCCCCATGGAAAAGACAAAGGGGTACCTTCTGGTAATTCGATGGTTTCGAGGACAAAAGTATCTGGATCCAAACCTACTTCTAAAATTCTATCAAAAAGTTCTTGTTCCATTCTAACTTTTGTTTCATTCATTTTTGCAATTTTTTGTTGCGTTGTAATGTTATTAAATTCCATTTAAGTCTCCTATTTTATGCGTTAAGTATAACATAACTATATCCATTAGATCCAGAATAATTATCTGAGTCTGCCGTAATTCCTTTTCTTACATCGTAAGAAATTCCTGATGGAGTAGTATCTGTTATAACAATAATTCCACCGCCACCACCAGCTCCACCTCTTTTTCCAGACCCTCCAGTTACTGCTGGAGCTCCAGCACCTGTATTAGTACCATTATTTACACCTCCGGCACCTCCGGCACCTCCGGCATAAACAGTAGCAGGGTTATTGTGCGTTGACGAGGCATCTGGGTTATTATGACCTCCCGCGGGTCTATGAGAATGTGCTGGCTGAGAACTATTTTCAGTATGAATACTTAGTGGATCACCATGAGCTACTAAGTTATTGTAGTGATAACTACCATCATGGTTACCATGATGATGGTGATAGTGATGTGGGCCAGAATGTCCTGCTGCTGGGAAATGGTGATATTGACCATTATATGTGCCATGTACTACGTGCCCATGTGGACCGTCATGATGGGGGTTATGATAACCAAAAGCATGATGTGGCAAGCCGGGGGAAGTTCCCTGTACAATGTGACCATGAACTCTTGATGCTCTATGGAATAGGTGCACTTGAGGGGATACATGGCCATGATGTAAGCCACCATAGTTAGCGTTCCATACGGTATGGAATGGGTAGTGCGTATGGTATGCTCCGTGGTTAGTGGCAGCGGTAGCATGATGATTGGTTGTTTGAGGATTGTTATGACTTTCTGATGGTCCAGTAGCTCCAGCGTTTCCATTTCCTCCTTGTGTTCCGCCAGTTCCAGTAGAGCCTGTAGAGCCTGCAGCTCCAGATCTACCTAAGCTCATAACAGTTCCGGTTCCAGTAATCACCTTTGCCGTTATAACTACGATGCCACCACCTGCACCACCAGATCCACCTGCACCACCAGATCCTGAATTAGCTCCCGTGGCAGTTCCGTCTGCAGCAGTGTTTCCAGTTTGTCCTTTGCCTCCAGCTTGCGGGTACGCAGTGTTTGCGTGAGTGGGGGAAGATCCTGCAGCTCCGGCAGTTCCTGCAGCTCCAGCTTTACCTGGCCAAGAATCATTGTTGGTATACGCTGGAGTTGTATTACCTGTTGTTCCCGTTGTTCCTCCAGAACCACCTTTAATCAATTGTGTAGTTCCAGATGAATCTATAAATAATCCGCCAGTTGCAATATCTAAAGCATAAAGTATATTTGAAGGTATTGCAGTACTTGTTTCAGCAGTGCCTCCACCTCCACCTCCACCAGCTCTATATGTTATTGATGTGGAAGTTGATTGACCTGAGACTGTACCGCTAGATATAACGCTTGCTGATTCTCCAATAGTTCCATTTGAGCTACCATTTGAATTTCCTGAAACTGAACCAATGCCAATAATGCCATTTAAAGTTAAAGTATTTTTAACGAATACCCTATATCCATTAGTTAGAAGAACATTACCTAATGGGATAGTTAAAGTGTCATAGTACATGTCTCTTGTCAAAGTGATAGTTCCACTTATTGAAACCGTACCATCAGTTCCTGGGCCATATACAGAGTCATTACCAATTCTTTGTCTTTGAATGCTGTCGTTATAACTAGGTGTTGCGCCAAATTTTACTATACCTGCCATAATTACACCAACTGCATGTAGTTATATGTACCTGCTGCTGCTCCTGCTCCACCTGCTGTTACGTCAGTAGAAATCGAAGAAGGTAGAGACAAACCTGATGAGACTACAAGTATTACTCCACCACCACTATTATTAGCCCCAGATTGCCCAGCTGCCTTTATATATGCAGTACCTGAGGTTGGAGGTGATATATATCTTGCGGCTAAAATGACAATTCCACCACCTGCGTTAGTTCCACCGGCACCTCCGTTTAAGAAAGTAGGTCCGCCAGAAGCAGTTAGAGAATATCCTAGTATTGCTTGTCTTGGAACCTTAAACCAATTTGTGCCACCTAAGGCATCGGTTGGAGCAGTGGCGGTGTAGGTAGTTGCGGCATTTCCGCCTAAGCTGTGAGTTACTGAAGTGGTAGCTGCTCCGCCACCCTTAATTGATCCAGTGGCAGAAGAGCCAGTGGTAAAACCGATTGTTGAGCCAGAGTTTAAAGTTAGTGTTCCTTTAACAAAAATTCTGTAACCATTTGGCTTTAATTGCACGCTTGCATTAATGATTAAATTATTAAAGAACATATCTCTCGTCATTGTATAAACAGATGAAGAAGGAACCATGCTAAGAACTGTTGTAGTTCCATCTAAAGTAGCATCGCTGTCCATGCCGGTCCCGTAAATTGGGTCGGCTGAATCTATGAATGTAGATAAGTTATAACTTACATTCGTAGATGGATAGCGTGCTATTGCTGGCATTTTATACTTCTTCTATTCCAACTACCGTTATATTAACTGAAGTAGCAGAACTGCAAAGAGCAGCTAATTGATCACTATTTGTAGCATTTGCTGTTGATCCGTTGTTATTTAAAACTAATGAGCAGTTGAAAGACATTGATTCATTTGCCGCAAGCGACATTGCGCTAATAATATCGTGAGTTGCTGCTTCAGCCACTCCCAATGGTTTTAATCTAACCGTAACAGTTTTTGCGGCTGCTGTTGTGTTAGTTAAAATTATCTGTTTAACGATTGTAGTAGTGCTGATCGGGACTGTATAGTAAATGGCAGAAGATGCCGTTAACTGTGCGGGACCAGCAAGTCGTTTTTGTGTAATTGCCATTTAGATGACCTCCATGAAAAATCTAATTTCTGTATCTCTAGCTCTACCGTAAAATTGAGCAGCTGTTATATTGTTAGTAACCGTTAGACTGCTTAAAGTTCCAACTGATGTAAGCGAAGATAGGGTTGTTACTGCTGTGTTAACAAGTGTACCACTTGTTGGTAGAGTTATGTTAGTTGCACCAGTTGTCGTAAGGGTTAAAGAGTTAGCACCTGAAGTAGCAAGGTTTCCAGCTAAAGTAATAGTGCTTGAGCCGTTATTTACGCCAGTTCCACCATAAGTAGAACCTATTATTGTGCCATTCCAGGTTCCGGTAACTATAGTGCCAATTGTTGTTATATTAGTAGTAGCTGAATTAACCCAGTTGGTTCCGTTGTATCTTACTATTTGAGCAGTTGCTGGAGTTGTTATTATAACATCAGAAAGATCGTCTAACGCTACTGTACCAATACTTCCAGTAGGTCCTGTTGGACCTGTAGGGCCAGTTGGCCCAGTTGGACCAGTTAATCCAGTATCACCTCTTGGTATGGTAAAATTGAATGTAGCAGCGCTTGATGATCCCGCATTAGTTATTACTGCTGATGATCCCGCAGCTCCAGTAGTTACAGTTCCTACTGCTACAGTAGCAGCAGATCCAGTAGGTCCTGTTGGTCCTGTTGGTCCAGTTGGTCCAGTTGGTCCAGTCTGTAATGTAAAGTTTAAGACCGCAGCTGATGAGGTACCTGAGTTGGTTACTGCTGCTGTGCCAGCAGAGACTGTGCCAACAGTAATTGTAGCAGCTGTTCCAGTAGGTCCTGTAGGTCCTGTGGGGCCTGTGGGGCCGGTAGCACCAGTATCCCCCCTTGGAATTGTAAAGTTAAACGTAGCAGCAGAGCTTGTTCCAGAATTAGTAATAGCAACTGAAGACCCAGCGGTCCCAGTCGTTACTGAACCTAGGGTTAGGCTAGCGGCTGATCCTGTGGGACCAGTAGGCCCAGTTGGCCCTGTAGGACCTGTAAGGCCCGTAGGACCCTGTTGAACGCCTGCTGTAGCTATGTACACCGATACTCTGACAGAGCTATCAGAAGGGGGAGAATCAAAATAAACGGTTATAGTATTGCTAGAAGTTGCTTCCCAAGATGTTAAAATTAAACCATATGGAGAAGCTGCTTCTCTAACAGTTACGCTGACATCCCTACTTCCAAAATTGTGCGTAAGCACAAATGAACTACTGGTGCCATTACCTATGGTAGCGTTATAAACTGTACCTGCTAAATTAACAGAACTAGTAAACTCTACTACGTTATTTGAACTATTTTTATAAAATAGCTTTCCATCAGCATAGTTAATTGCTAATTCGCCATATTCTAAAGATGAAGGTGTTGAAGATGGGGTGCTTGTACGTTTAATCTTAATTGTATTTGCCATCTATTACCCTAAATGAAATAAGTGTTTTAAAATTAAAACTATATACTTTTGATATTATAGCTTTAGAATGTTCCACCGTCAAGGGTATAAGTTCCTGCAGCTACATCAGCTAAAATTGAGCTATAAGCTTGTACATCTGAACCAATTGCAACTCCAAGGGCCGTACGGGCACTAGAAGCAGTTGTTGATCCAGTTCCACCATTTGCTACTGCAATTGCTGTACCGTTCCAAGTACCGGTTGCAATAGTTCCAAGAGTTGTAATTGAGCTAGATCCAATATAGGTTCCGCCAGCCACTGCACCGAGTGTTGAGCTGTAAGCCTGTACATCAGAGCCGATTGCAACTCCAAGAGCCGTACGTGCGCCTGAGGCGGTTGTAGAGCCAGTTCCACCGTTAGCTACTGCTATTGATGTACCATTCCAAGTACCGGCAGAAATTGTTCCAAGAGTTGTTATTGTGCTAGAACCAGTGTAAGTTCCAGCTGCAACTGTTGCCAATGTAGCGTTGTAGGCTTGTACATCTGAACCAATTGCAACTCCAAGGGCAGTGCGGGCTCCTGAAGCAGTAGTTGATCCAGTTCCACCGTTAGCTACTGCGATTGATGTACCATTCCAAACACCAGTTGCAATAGTACCAACCGAGGTAAGGCTTGAACCAGTTACTCCTGAACCAAGTGATGATCCACTAAGAACTTCAGTTCCGTTAATCTTAAGAACTTTGCCTGAGGCAAGGTCCATATTTTCAGAAGAAGTCCAAGATGTAGTCGACAAGATCCAGTTAAAAGTCTTATCCGTTGCACCTTTAAGTGTGATACCGCCACCATCAGCAGTTGAGTTGGTAGGTGATGCAATTGAACCAAGTTCAAGATTCTTATCATCTACTGTTACCGTTGTTGAATTAATTGTTGTAAGAGTTCCATCAACTGTTAAGTTACCAGCAACTTTTACTGTCTTACCAGCTACACCCATGTTAATATCTGCTGCACCACCAAAGTTGATTGTTGTGGCAGTAGAATTTAACAAGTCAAATGAAGTGCTTGCTGTCGTAAGCGAAGTTCCAACGGCTGGGCTAGTAAGAGTCTTGTTAGTAAGGGTTTGAGTATCGCTTGTTCCAACAACATTGCCAGTAACTCCATGTACACCACTTGAGGTTGATGAGTGACTTGAAACATAACCAGAAGCAGTTGATTCTGCGTTGGTTTGAGCTGTACCAGCTGCACCATATGCATCATAAGTATTTGCTGTTACTGAAATTGCGCCAGTTGCATCTGTGTAAGTAAGTCCAGTTCCAACTGAATTACCAATAGCATCTTGTGCTGCTTCAGTAAAGTCTGTAATTGCACTTGCTGCGACTGAAATGTTTGCTGTTCCAGCTGCGGTTAAACGACCTTGAGCATCAACTGTAAATGTTGATACTGCAGTTGCTGAACCATAAGAACCTGCAGTTACTGCAGTATTATCAAGATTTAACGTAAGTACGTCAGTGTTAGAGGCTACCGATGTTAAGCCTGTGCCACCTACTATGTTAAATGTGTCTCCACCAGAAATTGTTTGATTTGAACCACTATCTGCTGTAAGAGTAAATGAAGTAGAAATAGAAGCTGATCCAGCTGAGGTTAAACGACCCTGGGCATCAACTGTGAATGTTGGAATAGAGCTACTTGAACCATAAGAACCTGCTGTTACAGCGGTATTGTCAAGATCAACAGTAACTTTATCGGTTGCTGAAGCGGTAGCCGTAAGGCCAACTCCACCAGAAATTGTAAGAGTGTCACCACTAGCTATTGATTGCGTGCTTCCAGTATCTCCAGCAAAATATAATCCACCAAATGCGCTTACTGCAGTGACTGCAGAATCTACATAAGCAGTGGTTGCTACTGCTGTAGAGTTATTTCCACTAGATTTTGTTGCTGCAGTTGCGGAAGAACCGAGCTCTACAGTACCTGAGAATGTTTTATTTCCTGTTATTGTTTGTGTGCCAGAAAGACCAACTACTGCTCCAGAACCACCAATGGCTATAACCTGAGTAGCTGATCCACCAGCTCCACCAGTACCTGTACCATAATACAAGATGTTAGTAGATTCATTAAATGCAAGCTCAGCATTAGCAAGACTTGACGGTGCGCCAGCACCATCTCCAGACGCTCTTCTTTTGATTCTAATTGTATTAGCCATTTTTAAAAGTTTCCTCCATCGGTGAGATTATTTTCGGAATAATTAGTCCATTTTGATCCGTTGTATCTTAGGACGTTTCCATTCGCAACAGAATTAATAGTAACGTCAGTTAATCCATTTAAACTCTCTGAAGAGAGCATTCTGTCTTTAATTGTTAAAAAAGATCCTGCGGGGTTGATTCCCAGAATAGTTTGGACTGCTTCCATAGCATCATTTAAGTTTGCATGCTGCTGCGCGTGGGGAACTACACTAGATGCTAGAGTGTCCTGTGGGGTAGGGTTCACAAATTGATCTAAATGATTTGGATACTGTGTCGCCATTTTGCCTCTTTATAAAGATAGTATTTTATTAAAAGTATTACTCCATGCTATAGTAACACCACTTCCGTCTATTGAACCCGGATAAGGTAATCCAGGGGAAGAATCTATATAAAATATTAGTCTAGAGTTAGAATCCAAAGTTTTGACCTTATACATAACTATTGATGAAAAAGTAACATTTGAAGATATATTAAAGAAAATATCATCTCCGTCAATTACACCCAATGTATTAGTAATATTTTGTAGATTATTACTTGAATAGACTATTGAAGAAGGTGGTATGTGAGATAGGAATTGATCGCTATTTTGATTTGCTGTGTAGTTTGTATTTAAAATTAATACTTTAAAATTATCAGATGAAAAATTAATTTCACCATTTAAAATAGCTTCTTTTGTTTTTGAATATATAAAGTTAGACATCTATATTCCTATGTCTTTAGAAAGTATTAATCTGTACTTATATCCAGTCTCATAATAGTTTGAATCTTCAGGATAAAAGACTGGGGTTGCATCATTTGATGGAACGTCTATGTATACTTCAGCTTTCCAAGAGTGCATAGATACGTTAGCTGAGACTGATTCCCACCTAGAAGGTATTCTTTGCATTTTTTTTCTTTGTATTTTAAAATAATTACTGGTTAAAAAGTTAGAAGCAGGTCTATCGTTAAATTCTATTATGATTCTTCCATTGTTATAGGAATTATCTAAATAAAAATCTCCGTTATTAGGAACGGTTGAGACTATATAAAAATTAGGATTCTTAGCTAATATCTGCACACTAGAAAATGCATCAACCCTAACTGACTTATCTTCTATTAAAATTTCCTGATAAGTAGGTTCTTGATATGATGTTATTGTAGATGGTGTTGCATCATCTTTTTTAGTAAATAGTATTTTTTCAGTAGGAATTTTTTCATTAACAGCATCAAGTAAATTTTTGATACTTAAGACGTATTCTCTACCAGATACTAATTGTTGATCCCAGAATAAACGTAAAGTTCTAGATATCTGATTATAATCAGTTATTGTGTTTATTGGAGCAAAAGGGCTAGATACTATTTGGGGAGTTGCTTGATTGGTAGCAACTTCAAAATTGGCATTTAATAAAGAACTGATCTTTACCGTTCTACCAAATTTAATTATTACTACATCTGCGTCGACGGTAGCATGTTCTATTAAATAAAGAGCCACTGTTTCTCCTTAGCCATTCTATACATATTTAGTAACACTCAATCCATAAAAGAATAAGGGACGGTAGTTGCCTACCGTCCCAAATCCCTTAGGTTTAGCCACCGAGGTGGCAGTAACTATAATTGTCCTAAGACTATTATGCTGTTTCGTTTGTGACGAGAACCTCGTAGTTACGAGCAAGGCTGACATTCTTAGCAACGGTGATTCCTTCGCCGTCTCCAAGCATTACGATGTCGTAACGCTCTTTCATCTTCAACTGACGGATGTCGCGTGAAGGATCATCGAACTGATCGGTGGACATTTCGTCCTTGACCAATAATGAACCAACTTCGTTTCTGTCAATCAAGAATAGGTCAGACTTAGCTGCTGTTGCACCACTCTTAGCCGTGAAGCTTACGAATGGAGAAACAAGGACGTTAAGACCCATAGGTGCAGTTGCGTTAAGTGCGCCATCTGCATTCTGTGGACGGTAGCCCCAGCTTGTTCCTACTGCGGAAGCAGCACCACCGAGGTGGAAGATGCTATCCTTGAGGAAGACTGACCACATCAATGGATGAAGAATGAAATCAGTAGGGACATGCTTTTCTGCCATAAGAACGGCAGCCATGTCTATGATATCATCCCACGTGACGGTGTCATTGAACGCACCATTAATGTCACGACCAGTTGTATCGTCGTAACCTGCGTCGTCGTTATCAAAGACGATTGTTGCAGCGTCCTTAAAGCGACTAAGTGCGATTTGCTCTTTCAAGCGTGCGAGAGCACGACCTGCAGCGCGTACATGAAGGCCTACAATGTCCCAGAGAGAGTCAGCGATGACTTCCTCAGTGAAAGAGAGCTTAACGCCCTTCTTCGAGACTTTGCCTTCAATCTGCTTTGCAAAGGCGAGTGCTTGCTCTGGATACTCTTGTCCTTCGGGAATTTCTGCAGCTTGAATTGCATTTACTGCTGGAAATTCCAAAGAACGACCCTTACCGAGGCGAACTGTGGAAAGGAGAGGTGTTATCAACAATTGAGGCTCTGCAGCCTCTCTAAGAGTACGAGAGATAACCTTAGGGAAAAGTGCAGCTGCATCAGGTGATGCAAATGCTTCTCTAACGGTAACTCTGTTGTCTTCGTCGATATACCCGTCCTCAGCTAATGCGGTTTCCCAAGCTGGGAGACCCGAGAGGAGCTCTTGGATTGTTTTACTCATCGTAGGATTTTCCTCCTGTTATTATAGGGTTAGGTTGACGCGGAATGCGCCGATGACATTATTAACGTCCAGGTTTGAACGGATGCCCAATTTGCCGCTGTATGGACCACTTTGTGTGATTTCAAAAACGGTTTTGAGTGCTCCTGGATCAGAAGGCAACTGCATGTAGGAGAGGAGACCGTCATCAAAATTGGTGGCGAACTTCTCTACTTCAATTACTTTACCAACTTGCAACCATGGATATGATCCACAGTCCGTACCAGAAAGTACTCTTGGACGACCCATGAAGTCAGGAGCGATCAATGAGCCGACTGTGACATCTGCGCTGAGGCCCTGGACCATTGGGTACTCTACGTATCCATGGGTGATGAAACCAGCACCCTGTGATGTACCCTTGTCAAAAGGTCTGTAGAGATCATATTGTGCAACTCCGATTGGAATTGATCTTGCTGCAACTGCAACAGTATCTGTAGCACCTGAACTATAAGCTGGAGTTGCTCCAGCAAGAGGCGACCATGCTGAAGGCATGTTGTCTCCCCATGTAACTGAAGAGCCAGTACCATTAGCTGGAACTACTCTTGCGTCTCCGCTTGCGTCAGCAACTACTGACAAAATCGTACCCTTAGGGATAACGATTTCAAAACGGTTATCTTCACTGTCTGCGTACCAAGTAGGAAGACCAGGAGCGGTAAGCAAGTATGCTGCTGGGGCGATGCCCTCAGAAACAACGAAACGACCTGTACCTGTTTTTGATCCTACTTTACGAAATTTTGCTAAACTCATTTAAGTTTCTCCTTATTAATTTCAATTAAAGTTTACGACGGCCCATAAGAGCATCTACAAATACTTGCTCGGGCATATTGGTCACTTTTTCTTCTACTTCAGGTTCAGTTGCATCAAGAGTAAAAACATTGTCTTCACCCTCAATAGCCTGAACTTCAGAAGTCATTTCTAGAACTTTACTAACTGCATTTTTAGCAGCTGGCATATTTGCTAGATCTCTCAAAGAATCTGCAAGAGATGACGATGAACGCTTAGTGTGCTCTTCGATTAATTCTTCTCTTACTTCTTGTGATTCTACACCTGTTGCAATTTTTGCGTCTACAACTCTCTCAGCGAGAGTTCTATGTAATGCGCTTTTAAGCTTTTGGTTTTCTACTTCAAGCATCTGAAGTTTTTTACTATCGTCAGCATTTTGCTCAGAGACTTGATTGTCGCCGGTGAGCTCTGCCTGTGATTCTTCTGCTGCTTGATCTACTTCAGTATCCTCAGGAACACTAGAATCAACCGCTTCTTCTTCTGGTTCTTCCGTTGTCTCTGTGATTACCTCAGACTTTGTTATTCTCCAAGATTCATCAGCTGGTTCTCCGGCTTCAACTTTTAATGAAGAACGAAGTTGCCATGCAAATTTCTTGGTAAGGTCATCGCGTTCGGCAAGGAAGTTTGTAATACCTTGCTCATTGGCTGAATTTGCTACTCCAAATGCAGCTAAAATAGCTCCATTAAGAACCAAGATTTTATCCAAAAGACTTCCAGCCAATTCTTCTGAATCAGAAGTGGTCATGTCATCTTTAAATGATGCGTTCATTACTGATTCCGTAAGAGTCTTGGGAAATGCTTGAAGTTTTCTCATATTTTCTGCAATTGCGTCAACTGAATCAATTGCATCTAAATAAATGTTTGAAAATAATTCATGATATTGAGTGAAATCTTCACCCTCAATATTCCAATGTGCTCTATGCGCTGCATAATAGAATACAATAGTATGATCTAATACTTTTTGAAGTGCCACTGCAACATCGTTTGAGTTAGCTGGTGCAGCAGCAGTGTTATCGGTTACTGGAGCAGTCATATCTGCTTCATTACCATCTTCTGGAATTTCTTCTGCTGGAGCTTCTTCTGCTGGAGCTTCTTCTGGGTCTGATTCTTGAGCTGGATTAGCAGCAATAGTAGAAAGATCTTGACTTAAAGTTTGCACGGTAGCCAGAATATCTTCTTCTGTAACATTATCTTTCATATTAAGATTCTCCTGTGGATCGATCTCTTTTTCAACATCCTCGTTAGATAGTAATGAAATAGCTTTATTATGTTCACTTTCGCTCTCTTGTAAAGCTATGGCGGTCAAAAAGGCACCTTTGAGGTGAAGATACATTGGCCTAGATTCTTTTTTCTTCATGCCACTTAAAATAGAAGCACTTTCGTCAAAAGAGTAAATGTCCTCTTCATTCATGTGGAGAACGAATGCGGAACTTTTTGCAACCCAACCCTCTGAACTTGCCTTAGTCTTATCGTCACCTATAACAGTAGTTGCTCTAACTCCAGACTTTCCGTCTGCTGGCTGATTAACAAATGAATACTCTTTAAAAGAAATATCCTGCATGTCAATGAATGCTAGTTTACCCTTGTAGACTTGACCTCTGCGAAACTTTGGAGCACGGGGTTTTCCCGTGTCGCTTTCTGCTGCTAGATCATCTCCGCTTATGGAGCATACTGCTTTTGCAGCGCGTCCGCCAACTGAACCGGTAAGATATCTTTTATCTAAAACCTTTTGAGCTGCAACTGGATCTGTGATGGCTATCTGCAATCTTACAAAAGGACTTCCGTCAGCTTCTTTATCCATTTTAGCTGCCATGACTCTGCCGATTGGCTCAGTGTTTAAGTCATGATTCATGATGATAGGCTTTGGATATGGTTCAACCCAAGACTGAAGTGCTTTTTCTAATTCAATTGCAGAATAATTATTGTAATTAGAAGTAAGTCCGCTCGTGTATAGCAGCGACTTCAATAATTAGACCATAATTTGCATTAAATGATTCAGAAAAATCATATTTACTTTCAGACATATCTGGAAGTTGAACTGTAAAGTTCTCTGTAAATTCAAAAGCCATTTTTTCTCCATGATAGAGCAGTTTAAACTATCAACAATAGTAAGTTAACTTATTATATATTAAACATTCTTATATAAGAATATCATACTTTAGACAAACTTTGCAAAATCTTCTGTAGATAAATTTTTTAAAGTTAGCTCTTCTCTTGAGTCACCATTTCTGGCAACGTCCTGCATCATAGATTTACTCATGACGTGGATTGCATAAATATAGCTAGCTGTGTAAAGGGAATACCCCTTTTCTGCGCAAATTCCTGACCAACCTAAATCTTCACCCTGCTCATGTAATACGTAATCTACATTATTATAAACATCTTTTGACATCATTTTTGCAGCCATAATAACATCTGTTTTAAAGTAAGATCCAAGTGGATAATCTGTAGTTCTCATTGCTTTTTGTCCCGGTTTATCCACCCATGTCATTGTGCTTGGAAATCCAACTCCAGATGGAGTCATGAACATAAGTGGATTTACCGCATCTGCACCTTCTTTAATATGTGCTATTAAAAGTTCTAGCGTAGCTGGATTTTTTAATAACACATCAGAGTCTAAACTAAAAAAATATTCAGGTTGATACTCTCTTACCTTATTAAGTAAATGAGTTCTTAAATTAACCATATTGAAATATTTAGATATAGTCCAATTGCGAGAATTTTCTGCATGAGTGTAGTGATTAACGTCTTCAGGAAAAAGAATATCAAAGACTTTAACCTCAGGATGAAGATCTTTCCAGTTATTCAACATTTGAATTGTATCTTCGTCATCTTTAGATGCAACGAATACAAAACCTATTTCAGTCAATGGTATTGACTGATTTTGAATACAGGAAATCCAATATGGAAAAATCCAGTCTCTATTATAAATAGGGCAACCTATTATTAACTTCATACTATTATTGAGCTGAAGGCTCTTTTGTAGCGAGTTTCGCCTTAGCAGGAGTTACACCTTCATTCGACTCAAGTTCTTCTTCTTTAACAGTTGGTGCTGGTTTAATAGCTTCAGCTTCTTTTTCTGGAGTAACAACAATATTGTTTTCCTCTGCAAGCAGTGAAAGTTCATCCAACTTGTCAGCAAACGCGTCAATTACGTCAACAAGAATTTGCATTCCAAGTCTAGCTTGACCATTATTTACTGCTGTTCTAAATGCTTCTACTGCATCTTCTCCGTACCTAGACAATCTGCCTACTTCTGATTTAATATACATTTTATCCTTTTTGTTCTTCTTTGGTTTCTACTTCATCTTGTTCAATTACATTATACTCTTCTTTTAGAGCATTTTCAATCATTGGTAACCATGATAGATCTGATCTTTTTATATCAGGAGAAGTTCTTCTTCCTTGTTGATTTGTTGGTCTTATAATATTACCAGCACCTTTTCGTTTTGACGGCATGTTGCGCTGTCCTTTTGATGCTGGTTGTTGCTTATCTGAATTTTGTGTAGTTGGATCAACTTTTGGTGTATTGCCTTGCTGGGATTGATTCTTAGCATTTATTCCAGCTTGCACTTCCATTAAATGAGATTGTATCTCTGCTTGAATTGATGGGAACAGTTCAGAAATATCAGCTTCTGGATCTATACCTAATTCAGTTCTAGTCTCACTTAACGAAATAACTGAATTAGTATATTTTTGAATAATATGTGTTTCTTTTTTAACTTGGGTATCCACGTCTATTTCATTAAACTTAAAGAAACAACGGTCTGATACACCGTCAGTCATTGGATTTGTTATTGGGTCAAATCCACCCTCAAATAATAACTCGTTAAAGAAATGAAGTCTAACCATCTCAGCAAATTGTTTTTGATACTGTTTTATCTTATCATATAGAGCAGTATCTAATCTTTCTGTAGCTGATCTATTTGCCTCAGCCGTCATACCTAGATGGTGAGGAAATACTCCGAGTCCAATTGCAACTCTTTCTTTGAAGTGTTGTAGATAGCCTTCAGCATTTAACGCTGTTCCGTTTGCTCCAATAACTTCTACGTCATGACGATACGGAAGAATCAATCCACCTTCTGATCTCATACTTTCAATTTCAGAAGAAGCTCTATCTATTTCATCTGGCTCAGCTGGTTGTTCAGCTGTTCCAATTTTATATTTATAAAGAGGGAATAACTCTCTATGAACTAAGTTTTGGATATCTTCTTCTAATTGACGAAGAGCAATAACATCATCCATAGCCGCACTCATAAACGGAGTACCAAAAGCTCTACCAGCTTTTTTGTCAAAGTGTAAATGGACTACTTTTTCTGCATCCCACAAAGGATCTTTTTCCGTTGGCATATATGTCCAAGGACTAGTCTGCTGTCTGTAAGATTTAGGTCTGTTATGTTTATCTCTAAGAATTCTTACTTGTTCCGTAGGAATAAGATAATATCCTATTATTGGCTGACTTCCATTAATAGGATTAAGCGGAGTAGGGAAATACTCAGACATATCTCCTCTAGCTTTAACTATGAATACATTAGAAAATTTTATTAGATTATCTGAAACCTCAATAAAAAATTCGCTAATAGGTCTCTTCATGGCAATTTCCATAAAGTCTATTCTCTGATAGAGGTAGGCTACTGCTTCTGGGTTTTCCCCAGTAATAGTCCAGCCTTCTTTCCAGAAAAGTTCTTTATACTTTAAAGTAGCTTGCTTTACATATGAGTCAGTGTCTATGGCCTGAAGGAGTCTCTCAAAGTTATAAGGAGAAGGTTCAAACGTTGCCCTAGCATTATAGTAGAAAGTAGTTCCCCTAAAGCCTAGAGCCAGGGCAGCGGGTTTTAAAGCCCTAGATAAGGACTGCACCTGATCTGGTTCTATAGTCTTTGCAAAAAACTCTGCAGAACTATTTTGAACAAATGGAAGATAATCTTTGATAGCCATTTATATTCTCCTGTTTACAATATATAGGTTAATAGTAGTATTTAAAACCACAAAGGAGAAGATAACTTAAACGGCTGGAGCATCCATTACTTCAAAAGTCTTTTTGATAACCAAGTTCTTAACTGCTTCAAGCCAAAATATAGTTTCAGCTTCATTGAAATCGCTCTTGTAACTTAAATTTTTTTCGCTGACCAGAATAGTTACTGTGAACTCTTTTTTAACTTCTGGAGTTTCAATTACTGGTTCTTTTTCTTGCTGTGTCTTTGCCATTACTTTAACTTCTTTCCTGAGTCAGATGAATCTACGTATCCATCCCCTGTATTAACTATTTGTTGAGTTTGCGAAATCAACTGTTTAATTGTAGCTTCTTTGATTATAATTTCCGTCATTAATTGACCAATTTTTTCTTGAAAAGCTTGCATAATTAAATTAACATCTATATTGTCTTGCATTTTTTATCCTTAATCTTATTAAGCGTAGTAGTATTATACCAGACGAGATTCTAGTTCATCAACTTTTGCAGAAAGTTGCTCTATTAATTTATTCTGATTAAGATTTACGGCTATCAACAATGGCACAAATGAAGAATAGTCAACTTGCTGATATTCTGCTTTTGAATATATTCCATCAGCTTTAACGGTAGTCTCTGGAGTATCAAATTTTTCAATTAATTGTTCTTTTTCTTCTTGCGTTTTACCTTCAAGGGATTGAATTAAAGTTTCTTCTTTTGCCGTGCCTAAAACGTATTGAGGAAATAGCTGTTCAATTTCATCTGCAATTACACCTATTTTTTTAACACCATCAGGGATACATTCACAACCTCCTGCTTGAGGAACTATGTTATTGTACTCAAATTCATAAATTTTAATTTGGTTAAATTTATTCAACCAATCTTCTACTTCTTGGCTTATGTTATTTTTAAGTCTTCTATCTGAAAGGTGCGTTTTTGTTAAGTAACCTTTTACGTTTGAGTCATCATTAATTTGATAATACAATCTTCCACTGCCACCATTTGTCCATTGAAGATTAGTTCTCCATGGGCCTTGACCTGAAAGTGGTATGTTGACTCCATCATTAATTCTAGCGGGAAAAGCTATTCCTCCACTAGCATCAATAGCATGCCCTGTTATGGTGTCCGTAGTTACATGGGTAGTCGTTACGCTTCCGGTACTAATATAGCCATTCCTGTTGCCACTGGTATCGGTCATATTTATTCTATAACCAGTGATTCTTGTACCACCGCCAGCGTTAACCCCATAAACAGATACCTCTGCGGGGTATATATGCGATTCAGCATATTGGTCATCATAAACACCATATAGCCATAATGATGAATCAACACTGCTTAATCTTGTTGAATTATCACCAACGCTTTTATAAATTTGATTTGGACCAATAGCAAAACCAGCGATTGTTCCTGATTTTGCCGTCATTGCTCCATTATTATCTACACTAAACGTTCCATTGCCCATTGACAGTAGTGAATTGGTGCTATCCATATAAAAACGGTTTGTGCCGGCGGGGTTTTGGGCATTAAAATAAACACTTCCATCACTTCTCTCAACCCATGCATTCTTCCACTCTCCAGCAATACCACCAATTTTTATTCCTTGATAGTTGGCAGCATCGTTAATGTTTGTTCCAAATTGTGTTTGTGTTCCGGGAACGGTGATTTTACCAGTAAAATAACCACTTGTTGCAGTTATGTTTCCGACTATTGTTGCACCAGTTGCGGTCAATGCTCCTTGTGCTGTTACAGAAAAAGGAGCTGACCCAAATGCTGAATTACCAGACCAAATTTTTCCAGTAGCATCAACATGAAAACTACTTGTTCCAGAACCAACATCAAGAGAAGAGCCAGTTATTGATCCATCAGTAATAGTTGGAGTACCTATTATTGTTCCAGTAGTTGTTATATTTGTTCCATCCCATTTAAAGTACTTGCCAGATTTCCCAACGCTAAACAAACCATTTGCATACCAGTAATTATAAGTTGGATCTCCAACTGTCATTCCCCCAACACCGCTAGCAATATTGTTATTTATATTAAGTTTAGTTACACCTCCAACAGAAATGCTATCTGCTGCTAAATTAGCGGTTACTTGAACATCGTCTCCAATAACAACTGTTTCATTATCATATGTGATGCCTTTAGGTCCACCTAAACTAAAATGACCGTCTCCTCTTATATACCATCCAGCTGTGTTAGTCTCTGCAATAAAGTTATAAGTTGATGATTTAATAATTGAATTTGCGCCTGCCAATGTTATTTCAGCTGCACCAATTTCTCCTGCAGTAATTTTTGCAGCTGTTAAGCCACCAATATACTGTTGGTCAATCAATGGAGTATCAGTACTTGTTTTTCTTATTAAAGTCCATGGACCTAAATTAGCAGAAGTGTCAATTGGCCTAATTGCACCGTAGTAGGAAATTGGAGATGTAGTAGTTGAGCTAGAAGTAGTCGTACTATTTTCTACAGCTACAGTAAATACGTTAGAAAGATTAAATCCTTCAGAATATGGTTTTATAGTTCCAGAATCTATTGTTGCCGCATTGATTAGCTTATAGTATCCCGGATGATTGGGATCTGGTTCTACTTGGTTTGCTTCATAGATTCTATATTCATATGTTGCTATATCTATATCTTCAGAATAATCAAAGACAAACATAACAGTTTGAAAAGAAGCGTATAACTGAAGATTATTTATAGCAGTAGGTATTGTGCTATCTTTTGGTATTTTAAATCTAATAGTATCTACGTATTCAGAAGTTATATTTAACTCTGGATCTTTAGCTCTAACAGTAAGGGTATATTCTTTTCCGTGGCTTTAAATCTTGAATTGTCTTTTTTATAATTGCCATTATTTAATTCCGCCTATTCTAACAAAAGATAAATCTGGGTTAAACTCTTCTTGACCATAAACTAATTTATAATTTGGCAAAAATCTATAGCTATTAATTGTAACAGAATTAGAAGTTGACATTATGTTTTTGTCTGATATTGTTTCTATTTCAAAAATATATCTACCGTAACCAAGAGATGTATTAGTGTATAGCGCTACATCTAATTGGGGAGTTTCCGAATAGCAATCCACTTCAGTCCAGTCTAAGGCTACAACGCTAGACATAGTATTGTCGCTATTTACCTCTAGTATTCTTATTTTAAATATTCCTGAATTTTTTGATTTATTTCCATATATAGATATATTTGGTCCATCAAAAATACCAAAAGCTTTTGCAGATTCTTTTTGAGAAGCCCCATCAATCCAATCTATACCGGCATTATATAATGCAAGAGTATAGTTTCTATTACTGTCTATATTTGATTGATAATTAAATAAATTTAAATTACTGGCAAATGAGGTAGGGGTAAGATTTATATCTATATGAGTGCCAGATTTTTGATAGGCAGTATGACTATTAAGGGTAATTAAATCTACATACGCTAAATCATTTAATCCATAATAAATTGAATAATATTTTGATGTATTTATGTTTTTAAGGTGATCTTCGCCGGCTTCAAAATAAAGCACGTTATTAACAATAGTACTATTCACTATTTTAAAATAAGTTGCATCTGTGCTGTCTTGCAAAACCACGATAAAAGAATCTAGATCGGTAACAGATTGCAAAGTGTTTGAGTAATGTTTATTGATATAAATATTTTCTAAATTACAATAAATTAATTCATCTTCCAAAATATTATCTTCTAAATAACTTAAAGATATTATTCTTCTTAGGGGTATAGTAATATACTCTATTGTGGGGGTTGCATCTAATGGATTGTAATTTTCTTTTAATATTTTAAACCAAGTCATTATTAGTTCTCTCTATACAGTAATTCAAACTCGTACTTATCTCTTACTTCATCAGGTACGGATATATCTATAACTACATCTACCACCGGAATTCCACCAGTTCTAATATCTGGCACAAACTGGCTTACTGAAACTTCCATAGTTCCTAATGAACCATTTTTAAGATCCATTATGCTTATTTCGCCCTTAGGTGTTTCGTAGTCAATGTCTGTAGACATTATTCTTCTAGATCCATCTACGCCCGTGTGCGCGTGCTCACTCAGGTCTACTCCATCTATAGTTGAACCATCTGCTACTAATATATCTCCAAATATTTTTCCACCTGATCTTAAAAGATATTGTGGATGGTGATTTTCCTCTAAGCCGTGAAGCATATTGTGATCAGAGCTAAGCGATTCTCTTTTGCTATTATCAACTATAATTTGATCAAATAATGATGAATAGTTGTCTTCTGGTACTGCTACTATCACCTTAGGTCTTAAAGTGGCTTTCACAGAAAGTTGATCTATATAGTTAATATATTTTCTTCTTTGTGAATTAAGTGAAAATAGCTTGTCAAACTTTTGAGTTAGATTATTTCTTCTTTGAGTCATGTCTGTTAATATTGATCCAAAATTTCCCTTGAATGTATTAACTGCTGTTATTATTTCCCCAGATAAAAGTGGAGCATCAGCAGACAGATTAGTGGTTTGAATAGCCAATTCCAAAGGACTAGATACTTTAGTCTTAAATGTTATAGCATTAGATATATACTTTTCATAAAAAATTTCGCTATGGTCAGATAACTCTTTCTTCAAAGAGAATAGAACATTATCTATTGCTTCCGTAAAAGAGCTTACTCGAATCGAGAAAAACGCTTGGAATTGAGCGGCTTGTTTTTTAGTAATTTTATCCACTTCGGAAGAGGGGATCTGGCCGGCTTGTTCATTGAGTTGTTGGGCAATGCGTTTCGTATAGTGCGTGGACATTTCTGCCCACGAATGGTAGAAGGTGGCTGTTTGTTCCTCTGATTCATCTTGGTATTCCTCCCCAAAATCTGTCAATAAAGATTTTTTAATATATAATGCTTCTTCTGATAGCAACTTTAAAAAATATCTAAAATCAAATAAATGAACAAATATTGAATGAGATATTAATCTATCGTATTCTTTAACAAAAGATCTACATGCTCTACATCCATGTTCTTCGGCATACTTATACTGCCTAAAAGAGATGAATTCTGGAGTCTTCATTGGGTTGGAGATAGCAGGGTCGACTGTGCTTAAGTCATTTTTGTGAAATGTATTTTCATCGGAAGGAAAATATTCATGAACTAAGGTAGGGTTATTTTTGTATATTTCATCCCAAATATGAAAATGAGCTTCTTCTATATCCTTATCTAAAAATGGATTAATATAAACCTTATTTAAGTTACTTTCAAAATCACTGAGTAGTGTCCTGATGTCGCTAAGCACATTGTCAACTTTAGCTTTGACTACTTTGATTGGAATCTTATAAGGTTTGCTCCATGAGTTTTCGTTAAAACCAGGTGAAGTATTAAATCCTTCGTTCTTTTTTTGAGCATTTATCTGATCTTGATAAGATGTAGAAGATCCTTCGCTAACAGAATAGTTGTCAAATACAGAACTGTTTCCACTCTGATATTCTTCTTTATTGTTTACGGCCATCTTTAAAACATCTTTCTAGAAATAGTTTTTTTCATTTTACCTTTTCTTAAACCGTAGTTCATTCCAGAATTTTTAGGCTCTGTATATATATCGGTTCTAGATTTGGTAGTTTCGCTATCTTCATCTTTTGATGTTACCATACTCGGCATAAAGAATGTGTTAGAAAAGCTTTCTGCTTTTACAGCGTAGTGAGATTGATGTAGATCTCCATAGTTTTGAGTTATAGCTAATAGAGCTAGCATTAGTGCGTCGTGCGCGTGGTCAACTGCAGATCCGCCAGCTTCAAAGACAGGCCTACCCGAAGAAGTTGTTCTAACTACAATGTAAGATATTAACTGTAGATATAGTTCTTCGTCTTCTGCTGGAATTACAAGAATTTCTTTTTCAAGGAATTGTCTAAGATTGTCAACCATGTATGGTTTAATTTCTTTTTTAATAAATAGTTTTGTATATGGATCTCTAATTTCTATAGATTCACCAAAACTAACACCTTTAACTCTTTGTCTTAATTGAGATTTTGGATTTTCCATTCCGTATTTATGTAGTAATTCAACTTGAACTTCTCCAAAACCTCGGTCAACATAAATGTGTTTAGGCTGAAGAAGGTCGTTTAGCTCTACAATTCTATTAACTCCAATAGTTAATGTAAATTCAGACTTAGGTATTTCTTCTCTGTAGCAAACTCTAGTTTTGTTTCTAAATCTTTCGTCTTCATATAATTCGTTACATGTTTCGGTAACTACGATATTTGTGCCAGCACCGTATTTATCCCAGTCTACTCCAATGGTAAAGAAGCTTCTAGCTGATGTAATTTCCGGTATATATCTCCAACCTGGATCTATAAAAGCTTTATCTACAAATTTTCTTGGATAAACACCTTCTGCGTCTTCACCCCAGTCTGCTTCAATTTCGTGACGATATCCAGCTTCTGAATACTGTTCTCTAAACTCTTGTTCTTGATCTTTAGAAAAAAATGGGTTGCAATAAGACGGAAACCAAAACTCTTTAAATCTACTATTTGAATTACACCATTCCCAAAATCTTTCTCGTCTACCAGTTGGAGTAGATGCTCCAATAAGAACTTTATCTGGTTGGTCTTCTGCCGTTTTCTGCAACATAGCATATAGTGCGTCTAGGTCGTCCGCGTGCATGTAGTCCATTTCGTCAAGAACAATTACGTGTGCTTCCTGACCACGAGCTACGTCTGACTTTCCGCCAGATCTCATTCCTGAAGTAAAGAATCTAATGGTTGAACCATTGGAGAACTGAATCATAAATTGAGGAGAAGTAACTTTTCTAATAATTGAATTAGATACTATTTCATTCTTGGACGCTAACCTTAAAATTTCCTGATAAATTAGTTCTACTTGAGTTTTCATTGGGGCAATAACTAAAGATCTTCCGTCTTTATGTGTATAGCTATAATGAATTAAATATAGGGCCATACTAAAAGTTTTACCTAAACGACGACCAGCTCTTAGTACTTTTCTTAAAGCCTCATCTCTCAGAATTAATGTTTGATAAACTCTAGTTTCAGCTCCCAGAAAATGTCTACCCCACATGCAAGGGTCTTTAGCTAAATGTATTTGTCTTTGCTGTTCTGATGAAATGCCGGCGTCTAAAAGATCTCTATCTACAGTAAATGGTTCATCTATCAATAAGGCTAACTCATAGTTAGTTAATGGTCTCTCCGAAACGGGAGAACCATCTTTCCAGTTTAAGTGCGTGAGCTTATTTTTAAAAACCCATTCTATTCTGTTTATCTGTTTAACAGTTTCAGGATCTTGCTGTTGAAGTATCTCTAAAAGATCTTCTCTAGAAAGAGCTTCCATTTGTTTTCTGAAACTTTTAGTTTTTTCTACTAAGTTCATAAGTAATTAACCAAAATGAGCTGCCATCATAGAACCCTCATTACCTAAAGCGGATCTAGCGTTTAGTCTTGAGTTTTGAATAGCTGCAACTCCCCTTGCTCTTGAGGTAGCTGCAACTTCGTTATCTTTATAGCCCATTCCAAACCCCGGTTTATCTATAGAACCCTTCATAGATTTTACAGCATCTTTGGCCAAATTAAGGCCACCTTTAACTAAAGCTCCACCCATTTTTCCTAAATCGTAAACCAATGAAGCTGTAGCTAGTAAGTTTAATCCAGGAATAGCCATTGATGCAGTTCTAGCTCCCAGTGCCATAGCACCTTCCTTGGTAGCTAAAGAGCCCATAAAGCTCACTCCAGCTTCTCCTGCTGCTTTACTCCCAAGAGTTTTAAAAACACCTTCCTTTAATGCTGTTTTACCTAATGCTATGTCTGCTGCACTAGCAACATCTCTACCTGCAGATTTAGCAATTGCCGTTGCCATGTGCTGTTCAGCTTTTTGTGCTCCCCTAAGGGCAATCTCTGACAGTCCACCTGCTTCGGTATGCCCTAATGCTCCTCTAAAGTATCCCATGGCAGCTTGAGAGCCTGGTCTTGCGCCGGCACTAGCCATAAGGTTACCGGTAAGTCCAACTCGACCTTCTCCCGCTAATGCTGCAGCCATTGGGGATGTGGTACTTAAGGTTTCACCTGCGGGAGCAATCATTCCAAGACCTGCACTCTTAGGGATAACTCTACCAAATTCACCGCCCGCAAAAGATTTACTTGCTACCATGGCTGGATTATTCATCTGAGCTAATCTTCCAACGTTAATTTGAGCTTTTGCTAATTTTCTTGCTGCCCTTGCTGAACCTTTTTCTATTGTTGATACGCCATCTTTCATTATAACTTTATCTAAGGCTTTTCTTTCAAGTAAATCAGTTTTTCTTCCAGCTCCAATCATAGAAATCATTCCACGTTGAAATACTGGAGCTTTACCTTTACCTGCTACCGCTTCAAATTCAGCTCCACCATAAGCTAAATCTCTAAACCCTTCATTTTTAGCAAATCTTTTACCAAGTTGACCTTTAGAAAAATGAAAAGGTGTATAAAAACTAGGGTGTTCTGCTGCGTCCATCACGGAAAGACTGCTATATCTACTTAATGCCCTTGGTCTACCGGTCAGGTGGTTTACTCTAGCGCCTTTAGCCCAAGGCATTTTGGCTTCTTCTCCAATTGCACTTGCCATTTTAGCTCTTCTAGCAGAAGTTCCATAAAATGCTTTAGAACTAGGCCTTACCAAAGCACCTTCAGCATTAAAGCCTCCCAGTTTACTTACTGTTTTGCGACCGTCCATGAAACCACCACGCATTATAGTGTTCATGCCTCTAGCGTGCATCATGCCCACGGATGTACCAATTCCCGGCATGTTTTCCATTAATGGATTTTGCATAGCCCTCATAAAGAGGGGTAAGTCTCCAGGTCCCCCAGACAGTTCATTAATAGGCTCAGCCATAATTATCCTCTTCTAGAGTTGTGCATGCCGAGTACCATATCACCGTAAGCTTGAGTGGATTGAGCTTGCATTGCAGATCCTCTAGAGTATGGGCTTTGTGATAAAAATTCTTTGTTTCTATTTAAATGACCACGAAGAAGTGCTGTTCCACCTATGGCTGCACCTGCAATGGCTCCCAGTGCCCCTAGGCCGTGCATAGAGCCCTTTATCTCAGCGTTAAGTAAAGTCTTGCCACCTATGCCAGGAACTTTAAACTTTCCAATCATTTCAGGAATTTTAACATCTTTAGTTAACATTTTACCAGCTTCGCCCAACATCTCATTGGCACCCTTATTTGCGCGTTTGCCCAGTGCTAGACCTAGTGCACCACCACCAATACCGCCTGCAATTGAGCCAATTACTCCTGCTTTAGACCCGGTAGATGCATCTAACAATCCGCTTGGACTAAGCCCCTGCTCACCCATAAAAAATTTATCTGCATCGTCGTTGCCAAATGCAGCTTGGTTGTTAAGCTCTACTGCACTTCTATAGGATGTTTTTAGTGCACCAGCTGCAAAAAGACCGCCAAGTACCATTGCTTTTCCTGGTTTACTAGAAAGAGTTTCTCCTATGTTGGCTAACGATGGCATTATGCTTATCCCCTAAATAAATGTGCGTTTTTATTTGAACTCATATTATGATGTCCAATTCTAGATCTATCTAAAGCTCCAACAACTCCAGCTGTAGCTAAAGGATCCATTTGCTCTCCTGTTTGATTAGATCCAGGTGTTAAATTTAAATTTCTATTATTATATGTTCTATTCTCAAACGGTTGTTGAGTCATTGTTTGGTCATACACATCTGATTCCCTATGCTTCTTGGACATATAGTAACCGGCTCCAAGCGCAGTTATAGCTAATGCTCCAATTCCTAATGTACTTTTGTTTGCTTTATAAAAATTAGTCATAGGAGTTTTAAAGTCAGCTAAAGGCTTTAGGGCTAAGTTTACTTTATCTCCAATAACTGAAGAAACGTTAGCTTCACTAACCGTAGACTGAGCAACTCTTCTTAATCTAGGGGATTCTTGAAAAGCTTTAATAATTCTATTGGCTACAGATAATTGTTCTTCTGCGTTTCTTTGCGCTACCGGTGAAGTCATGCCCGCAAACTCAGCAGCGTGTTCTTCTACAAATGAGCCAAATGTAGCTAGATTACCTTCTTGATGAACTATTCTCATAGTATGATTCAACATTTCTACGTCGTTTTGAATCATAGAAACTCCGTGTTGTTCATAAGCCTTCATTACGTTTTTAGCTGGATCGCCTTTTATGGTTCCAACTACTATTCCATTTTCTCTAATTTTTTCAGCTAAAGTTTTTGTAAAAGTAGTTTTTGCATCTCCGGTTAAAGTACCTGCTTTTAGTTCGTCAACCCCGTGAATACCTTCCATAAGGTTTTCGTGAAGATCAGCATTACCCATTAAGTGATCTGCCAATAATTGAGATTGTTCTTCACTAAATGTTTTATTAGCTCCCCATACTAAGTTAACCCTAGCTCCTTCACTGGAGCTCATCTGACTATCGTTTACAAAGCTCATGGTAAACTTATTTAAATCGTGTTCTATAATATCTTGTCCACCAAAAGCTTTTACTCTTAAGCTTTTAGTTGTGGTTGCAGTTCCATCTGTTAATGGTGTTCCGGTTTTTTCTTCAAAAGAAAAAATGTCATCAAACTTTCCTCTAACTCTTGAAACAGGCTGAGGACCTCTAGCGTCATATTGTCCCATTAAAGCGGTATTTTGCTGAGTGTTAAAATGTATTAAACCAGTTTCAGAAAGAAGATGAGCACTTGTACCCCTTACCCCAGCTTCTGTACCTTTAAGTGCTGTTGTCCCTGCTGCTGCATTGGCTATTGGTGCTGTTGCTTCAGATAGCTTAACGCCAAGAGTTCTTGTAGCAACGTCTTGCGTTGCATTTGGTAATCCTAGTGCTGCTATTTGCTTGTGGTAATTTTCTATTACCTCTTCGCCCAGCCCTAATGGCATTCTGATATCTCTTGTTGGCCTTCCTCTTACTGCGGTTCCAAATCTACTAAAAATTGATTGACTTGAAACGTCAGCTCCAAACTGTTCATTAGTTATGCCCAGTCCTCTGATCATTCTTTCATCAACATTTTTGCCAGCTGTTATTCCACTTGTGTACTTTTGTGCTTTAGCAGCTTGTTCTACATTTGTCATGGCAGAATAACCTGCCCCCTTTATATTGAGGGATGCATCTGCGGATTCACTAAATGGTCTTTCGTATGCTTGTCTGACTCTTTCTTTTATGGTCTTTCTAGCTGCTTCTTGATCTATTTCCGCAGATAGCCTTTGTCCACCAGTAGTTTCATGATGTAGTTGAAATCTATCTAAATTTTCATTATATGCTAATTGTCCGCTTACGTCTCTACCCAAATTTTGCATTGTGCTAGCACCTAGCTCTGATGCGCTAACACCTTCCACAGTAACATGGCGAGCCCCTACTCCAGATAAATAGTCAACTCCACTTTGCTCAAGATGTCTTACGTCGGCAATACTTGTAGTTGGGTTAATTGCCGATGAACTAAAATATTTAGACCTTCCTGCACTTACAAAAGGAGAATATTGTTTTCCTCTTTCAAGAAAATCTAATTCTTTGCTTGTTCTATATTTCTCTAACGTTTGCTGCATGTGAACGTCAGTTTCTGCAATGTGCGCTCCTCCAGCTATTCTGGCTTGAAGTTTTTGCATATCTTCATTCCCCGCAAGTGCATCGCGTTCTATTAGCTCTAATACGTTAGAATTTGTAACGTAATTTTGAATACTACGAGGAGCTACAGATCCACCCATTTCAGCTGTCCTTGATAGTTCTGGAGATAATAGCCTAGAAGCTTTATCGGCTGGACTTAATCCCGATAATTTTTCATTAAAATATCTACTAAGAGTTTCTGCAGAGTCTACCAAAAAACCTTCTTCTTTATTAACTCTATCCCAAACTGAAAGAGTTAAATCCCTAATATCATCGTTGTAACCTTCTAATCCTTGAAGTGTTTTTGTCATTTTTTGTAAGTCGAAAAGAATATTATGACCAGACAAATGTTTTATTTCAGGATTTAGCATTTGTGTAAACAGGTCTTTTGTTGCAGATATAAATTCTGCCCCACCATTTTGCATTGACCTTATATCTCTAGTTCCTTCAACTATATTTACGCCCTCGGAAAGAAGCATGCTGCCTTTTTCAGTTCTAATGATAGCGTTATCCATTTGGGTATTTATAAAACCAATATTAGATTCAGATTTAAGTACGCCATTTTTATCTGTAATTCTATTAGCAAATGATCTAACAGTTGAACCGTCTGTAACTCCACTTGTTTCAACGTCAAATGTCATTACGTCGCCCTTAAATGGAAATTCACCAGATTGAGTAGATATTCTTTCCAACGTAGAAGGAGAAATCATGTTACCCATACCTAGGTTAAAAGCTCTTTGTCCAATTTTATTTGGATTAGCGTTAAAAAATTGCCTGTTAAGGAATATGGCAGCGGCGTGATCGGAATCTTCAACATCAAATTTTAACAAATAGCTATAAGGGTTAGAGGAACCAAATTCCATTCCTGGTATTCCAGTTTTAGACAAAAGTTCATCTATCTTTAAAACTCTTGTTCTAAACATTTGAGCTATTTCCTGATTGGCATCGTACGTAAGCGAACTAAGATCTAACTTTCCAGTTTTTTTCATTAACTCTACGTCTGGAATCTTTGAGCCAAAAGCTAAATGTTTACCTCCCGATATCATATCGTGAGCCAATGCTTCTACTTCTCTAAATCTAGCTAAAAATTCTTCACTAGTACCAAGAACACTTTGGAGAACATCTGTAGTTATCTGAGTAGATTGCACTCCGCCGTTAGTGGTAGGTAGCCTAAGTCCGTGCTTGTAAAGAGCTGTTTATATTATTGGTAAACTTTCCCAATAATTCTGGGTTATCAAATAATCTCATTATCTAATTCTTCTACAACTTCAGCTTCTATGTATTCGTCAATCTCATACTGACCTGTTTTTTGACGAATCAATTTATCTCTTTGCTTTTCAATATCCTGCACTTTATACAGAATGTCAGATATTGCTTGAGCGGTATCAAGTTGGGTTTGTCCAATTTTAGCTTTAGCTTCTCTTGTTGCAAGTAGTTGATTGCGTAAATCTTTTCTTCTCTTATGAAGTTTATCTTCCAGTTCAACTGCCAAGTGTAATTCTTTCTTCATAATAGGCTCGCCTGTATTTGAGTCAATCCCAATTATATTTTCCTGAATAAAATGTTCTTTTGCCAAAAGTTTTGTCTTACGAAGATATTGAACTTCTTGATCAACTAAATCTCTAATCATAGAAACTTCAACTAAGTTATTTGGATTAACGTCTAATTGTTCTAAATATTCTTGAGTAAACTGAGATACCATAGACATTTCTATTGGACACGGGTTTCCCTTAGGGGCCAAGTTCTCCTTTAATAAAGGACAGGTGTCAGCAAAGATACATTTAACTGATTCACAATTCATAGGAATAGAAGAAAACATTGATGTTCTAGTTTTTTGAGGACGAACTAATTCAACGGCTTTTTCTTTTTGTTCATCGGTCCAAGATTCCGGCATGAATAAATCTGGTCTTAATGATTCAAATTCTTTAAGAAAAGAATCTTTATTATATTTTTCTATTTTAGACATTAAAATCTATCCATTCGCTACTACGCAATCCTTGAGAATCAAAGACTTCTATTACAGAACTTCTACAACCGAGTACAATAATATTCTCTAGTATACATAAAATCGTCGGCTTCGGTTACAAATTCAACTATATTTTCCAATTTGCGAGTGCACCTTGGGCATTGCATAGGAGTTAATCTAGATTATTAATTACTTCAGATATGCTTTTGTTCAGCTTATCTATTAAGTCAATGCTTTGACCTGCGCTTACAAATACTCCAATTTCTCGCATTTCATCTGGAGTTAAAACGGATGTTGGCATGTACCTTGCACCTTTGCACACTTCGCAATAGAAGTCCTTGCCATTAGAAGTACATAAGCATTTGTCTATTACTCCAAAAAATTCTAAAGATTCAGCTATATCAAACCATTTATTTTTAAATAGCTTCTTAGTTTGTTCTTTATATGCTCTTAGTTTATATGAGTCGGTTGACAACAAAGTACCCATATCTAAAGCTTGTTTCATTAATTCATTTATGCTCTTATATAAAAAATTTGGTAATTCAAAATCACCGTTAGCATTTATATAACTTTTCCAATCACTCATAACATTTTACATCTTTCTTTTAATAATTGCGCATTGAAGTTCTTCCGCTTGAAGTAGCCTTTCTTCTATGAGCTAAAGCTAAACCGCCTATTACGGCAGCTCCTAAACCAATTGCCAACCCCTGACCATGAAATAAGCTAGCTCCCTTACCTGCTGCTTCTTCTATTGCTTTAGCTCCTTTTACGGAATCTTCAACTACTTGAGCCCCACCTTCTCCAATTGCTTTTGGTGATACATGTGTTGCCCCGCCAAAAGTATTAAAAGGATTATGATTAACTTGAGATCTTGTCCCTAAGTTAATGTCTTTAGGTAAACCTCCAGCTCCGGCTGGTCCCGGTCTACCTGTATGGGCGCCATTTCCGTATGGAAAAGGTCTAATTGCTTTTTTATTGCCTATAGCTGCAGTTGCTCTTTCTACATTATTGCCCTCTGCTCTAGCTGCTAATGTATTAAAAGGATTATGATTAACTTGACCTCTAGTACCTAAGTTAATATCTCCAGGTAACCCCCCAGATCCCGCTGCTGCTGGCCTGCCTGGATGAGCGCCATTACCATAAGCAAATGGTTTAACGCCCCTTCCTTCTCCGGCTGTCCCAGTCACCCTTCCTCGGTTCATTGATGCATTATGTCTTCTAGCTGAAGCTACAGCTGAATCTCTAGCGCCAGAAGAATTTCTAGCAGCCATTGCGGCGTCTCTTCTTCCAACTAGTGAACCATATCCATTAGCCTCAACTGGAGCATTGCGTACTTTGGGGGCTCTACCCATAGCTCTTTCTCCTGCTCCAGGGATAGTGCCTCTACGCTCAAGTCCTCCCCTAACTGGTCTTGCTCCTCTTCCGGGGGCATTTTTTAAGCCTCTGCCGGACAGACCAGCATCAGCGGCAGCTAGTCTCTGAGTTCTTCTAGCTTCAAGAACTGCGCTCATTCTGCTATCCATTTCCCCGGCTCTGTGTGAAGTATCTATTCTTCTGCCAGGAAGATCTTGTACCATCGGCCTTCTACTTGCATAACCTCTGACGTCATTCATTTGACTTACGCCACTACCGCCATGTTCTCCTATAAATATACTTGGAAGAGATCCCATCTCTTGAGTAGTATTATTAACTCTAGCCCCAGGCACAAAGCCACCAGGTCCACGTCTACGGCCAAAATTTTTTATTGGATTACTATAAACCATAATACTTCCTTTATATAAATATTATTATCTATAGTAATTGTCGATTGATGGTAAGGGTAGTTATATTTTATATGTTCTTATCAGGAATTAAATGACCGTGTGTTTTTTTAATGTTTTCAAGAGTCTCTTTTGCTTGATCAAGAGTTAAACCTGGATATGAGGTAAACTTTTCGTTCATTATTTTCAACTCTTCTAACGTTGTAGATTTAGGGGCTAGATAGAACTTAGTCCTTAATTGAATTTCTTCTTGTGTCATTGTTTTTCTTTCTGTCATTTTTCATTTAATTAATTTAAGTATTTTTTTAGGTTTATTTAAATTAATACTAAAATCTTCTTCATAATCTATTTCAAATATAGTTCCCCTAGGAACATTGCTTTGAATTAGTATATCAGCTAACTTATCCTCTATGCCTTCTCTTCTCACTTGAGAAAGACCTCTGGCACCTTTAACTGAATCAATACCTTTATCTATTAAGGCATTAAGCACCGCTTCGTTATAGACTACTGAATAACCTTTTCCTAGCAGTTTGGTTTTAATAATAGACATTTCTAGTTCAGCAATCTTAGAGGCATCTTCATATGACAAGTGATTAAAGACTATTATTTTATCTAACCTGTTAATTAACTCAGGTTTAAAATGTTTTCTAATAGCTTCTAATGTATTTTTTTCAACAATATCTCTTATTGGAATTTTTCTAGTTTTAAAACTGTAATCAACTTTAGCAGTAAATCCAGTAGACGTTTTTAGTAAATCATCAGAAGTTTTGTCATTACCCAAGTTTGTAGTCATGATAATAATTGTATTCCTAAAACTTACTTCTTTACCCTTATTGTCTGTTAATATGCCGTCGTCAAACATTCTAAGAAAAGTATTCCATAGATCTGGATGTGCTTTTTCTACTTCATCTAAAAGAACAACTGTATTTGGATATTTTTTAATTAGGTTAACTAATTGACCGCCATCTTCATGGCCTATGTAACCGGGGGGAGATCCAATCAATTTTTGATTCTCATGCTTATGTTGAAATTCACCACAGTCTATTCTTACCATGGAATATTCAGTTCCGTATATATACTTATGCAATGAATTTGCCAAATGAGTCTTACCAACCCCTGAGGCACCTGCAAGTAAGAATATGCCCAAAGGTCTATTGCTATCGTTTAAGCCCACCTGAGACCTCTTGAGGGCTGATACAACAGCTTCTACGGCGTTGTCTTGTCCGATAACATTGGACTTAAGATTATTTTCTAAACCAAGGAACTTTTCTTTTGAAAGTTTTTTACTTTTAGGTTTAGTATTTCTATCTTCTGCTACTTTTTTAAAAGTTTTATTAAAAAATTCTTCTATCTCAGAAGGTAAATCATCTAAATCTTCTAAATCTTTTTTTAAGTTAGGTGTTTTTTTGTTAGAATTACCCGTATATGCTAGATCTATCCACTGATCTACATCTAAACCAGGATTAAGCATTATACAACCTGCGTACAATGCTTCTAAGCACTTTTCTGCAGCTGCGCGTGTCATTATTCTTAATGATTCAGCAACATCTGTTTTTATGTTAAATATAACAGACTCTAAAATAGCTTTTCTATACAACTGTTTAGGTTTGTTTTTAATTTCAGCAAGTAGTGTTACTGCTTCTTCTGGCTCTAAGGCTTTGTATTTAACAAATATCCCTAATTCAGGTACGTAGATTTTATATATATTCATTAAAGGCCTTTTCTAGCTTTAGAAGAAATAGTAACTTACTTTTTTTTCTATCTTTAGTTAGAGATTCGCCTATATAATTTACGTATATATAGTTAACTTATGTAAATAAGATAAGATTTTATATACCTTGATTAGGGATTCCCCAATCGGCTTATATAGGAGTATATCAACATCGAATCGTTTTTGTCAAATAGTTTTACAAAATATCTTCTATTGAAGGGTGAGACTCTATGCATGGACCTGAGAATGCCCAGTATTTCAATAGGTCATCAACAAAATTTATTCTCTTATCTAAAATTAATAATGCTCTACGAAGATTTAAGTCTTGATCAATATCTCTGTACTGTTTCATTTTTTCCTTTCATCATGTATACTTCTTCAACTATTTCCGTATACATTATACCATTGGAGGATAATATATGAGCGTAGATAAGGCTCAACTAGATCATTTAAATAAATTGTTCTCATTGCTTGAGAAAATTAAGCAACACAAATTAGGTTTAGACTGGCAAGCTCAAAGAGAAGTTCTTGATCTTGAAAAAAATCTAAAGCATATAATACTTGAACAAAAGCAATACTTGCATAATCTATATGTGGTAAAATAGATCTATGGCAGATGAAAAATCATTAGAATTAGCTATTGCTCAATTAGAGCGACAGTTTGGTGCCGGAGCAGTGATGAGACTCGGCACAAGTGACATTAAGGCTTGGCCTGCAGTTCCAACTGGTGCACTATCACTAGATATGATATTAGGCATTGGTGGACTACCTCTTGGTAGGGTTGTAGAAATATACGGACCAGAATCTTCTGGTAAGTCAACTATATCACTTTCAGTAGTTGCTCAAGCACAGAAAATGGGATTAAAGTGCGCATACATTGATGCCGAACACGCTTTAGACCCAACCTACATGGATGCATTGGGTGTAAACCTAGATGATCTATTGTTAGCTCAACCAGATTATGGTGAGCAGGCTTTAGAAATTGCCGACAAGCTAATTAGAACTGGTGAGGTTGGAGTCATAGTAATTGATTCTGTTGCTGCTCTTGTGCCAAAGGCAGAGCTAGAAGGCGACATGGAATCCAACCAGATGGGCCTACAAGCCCGTATGATGGCCAAAGCAACAAGAAAGATAGTTGCACTAGCAGCTGAGCACAAATGCCTTGTAATCTTCATTAATCAATTAAGAATGAAAATTGGAATTATGTTCGGTAATCCAGAGACTACTCCTGGAGGTAGAGCACTACCTTATGCTGCATCTGTTCGTATTGATGTGCGCAAAAAAGAAGATCTTAAAGATAAGTCTGGCGAATCCATAGGGATTAAAGTTAAGGCTAAGGTTATTAAGAACAAAATGGCACCCCCACTTAAGGTAACTGAATTTGATATTTATTACGGTAAGGGTGTAGATAATTTTGGATGTCTATTAGACGTTTGTATGGCGAAGGGAATCTTTTCCCAACGAGGTGCTTGGGTTTACTATAATGGTGAATCCTATTCACAAGGTCGCGACAATGCGATTGAAAAACTCAAAGAAGACCCAAAATTAGTATCTACATTACAGGAGCTTATTAAAAATGGTATTCGAACCGACGACGTGTCCTGATTGTTCTTATCCCCCAAATTTTATATTAACTGAGCTATCTAAAGAAGACTTCGAAGATGGCTTAAAAAGATTTGACGTAAGATGTCGAGACTGTAAAGATTATTGGATTGAAATATATGAAAGTTAAACTGAGTTACTTTAAACCCGGTAAACAAAAGAGTAAGAAGAGTACGATATCTCCTATTGAACATTATCTAGCTTATTACGAATTGTTTAAATCATTGAACAGCTGAGCCTTTCGCCGCAAAATTATTTTTTTTTATTTTTTAAGAAATAAAAGATATATCAGAGGTACTATATATCTATATGCGATAAAAGAAGGAACATACTCTATATGGATAATTTTCTTAACCAAATTATTTCATTCTTTGAAGATGAAGTATTACGTACCGACTTTATTAACTTCTTAAGTCCAACTGAAAAAGACGAGTCAACTATAGTGACAGCGTTCACTAATACGAGTAACGAGATAGTCTTTTCGGTATTCTCTAGGGAGACTTATAATCTTATCAACGAGATGTCGATCATTCTTAATAAACCTGCTGAGGATATAATAAAAGACCTGGGGCCAAAGGAAGTAGACCAATTCTACTTTTCTCCAGCCACAGGTGTTTATAATGCTAAGGACTATCACGTACTGGTTATAGACCAACAAAATAGAGATCTATTTGAGGACATCTTTGAAGAGTGCATAGACCCAGAGTGTGATTGTCACGACTTAGATGAAGACTGACTTAGGGCCCTGTAGAAACAGTTCTGAGTAAGTATCGTATACAACAGCTCCGTAGATTTCTTGAGCTAATCTTCTTGAGTTAATTCCTCCAAGTAATACAGGAACGTACTGATGAATGCTGATCCCAATGATTGGTTGATCTAAGTTCTTTTTGTGAGTGCTGTATGAATAGATTTTTGTCTCTAGTGACATTGAGTCTTTTACTTGATGTGGGACACTCTCGTCTGTAGGGGTTTCATAGTTTATAAAAACGCCGGCGTCAAACACAAGGTTCTTATCCTCGTACAATCCGTACAGGATATTACAGTCTTGACCATGACCTATAAACACGATGTGTTCATAGTCTGACATTATATATTCCTTAATATCTTTATATACTTGTTTACAGTTTGATAATAGGGATAGTTGAGGATTGTATTCAAAAAAATAAAAATCGTGATCTTTTTTGAACTCTTCGAATATCTTGTTACAAGGTATCAGTGTCTGTGATACTACCATTAGTTTTCTGTTTGTGTTAAGCATTGTGTTGTTTTCCATTTCTTATTCTGAGAATCCGTAATTATCTACGTCAAAGTCTATGTAGTTATCTGCGTAGCTTTTTCCATAATAGCGTGATGAGTATGCGTCGATAGGCTCTAGCTCTACCCACTCAAAGCAGTCTGGGCATTTGAGGGTAGTTGAGAGTGCATCTTTGATTGTGAACTCTGATCCACATTTATCACAGCACATGTAGTCCATATTGGGTTTCCTTTAGTGGTTATTCCGCCGGGCTTTCCGACTTGGAGATAACCTATCAGAGACCTTTGGGCTTTTGCAACCCCATATGGAGATTTTTTTTGGGAAAAATTTTTGGACTGTAACTGTTTTGTCATTCTAATCTCGAGGGGGTTTTGTTTCTAGTCTCGAGGAGTATAAACCTATATAAAGATATATAAAGTCTATATAGGGAAAAATATAGGGAAAAAATATAAGGGGGTAATAGTGAATACTAGTGTGCTCTCAGATCTTTTAACGTGCCCACCCGGGTATGGGGGTCTTTAAGTACATATTCAACAGCGTAGTCATGTCTTCTTAGGAGGAGTCATGAACACAATAATCAACCGCTTTAACGAGCTCAACCGTAACACACGTATCGCTATCATTATAGCTCTATGTGTATTCACACCCGCAGTAAGCATTGTCTTCACTGTGTTATTCAATGGTATCGGTGCCGCATTCAGTGTTATCGGTATCGTTATTAGCCTACTTAACTGGAAGGGTGTACTCTTCATGGTTATGGTATTTGGTGCCTTTATTGCTAAGGCATCGTATACATGGGCTATGGAAGAAGAAGAAGAAGATACCCAGCAAGAGGATGACACCTTTAACTGGTAGTATCACCCTAGTACAGTGTATTACATTGTGCTAGTCCTGTGGCATAGCTGCTCCAGGTTAAACGAGTAAGTAGTTAACTAAATAAACTAGCACTATTGTTGGCCGTCTACGCGGGCTAATGATAGTGCTTTTTTATTTACGGATAGGGGAAAGACCCCAATCTAGAGCGGGTTACATTGGAAAGGTGTAACCATGATAACTGAAAAACAAGAACTAAAACTAGAAATCTCCAACTACAAGTACAAACTAAGGAGTGTACTTAAAGAGGATGCTAATAGTAATCTCAAAGATATCTTTGTATCTAGAATTGAGTACCTTGAATTAAAGCTTGCTCGGTTGCAAAACATTGAGCTTAAGCTTGAAAACAAGGCACTTGAAACAAAGGACATTGCACCTAAGTTAAGTAAAACTTATTACGACACAACACGTCGTTATTATCAGATTTGGCTTGATGGAAGCCTTTACCTGGAGTGCACATCTTGTAGCGCAGATGGCCCAGGCAATTGCTCCTGTTGGTTAATTGACTAATAAACAAACAAAAAGAATTACCCTTCATTGGTTTTCCCCGCTCGGGCCAATGGAGGGTTTTCTTTTTACGGATAGGTTTAAGATCTCAAGGAGGGGTCACTTATCCACACAGAGTGGTTTACCTTAGAAAGGGGTAAACATGACAAATGAAGCAATCGACGCCTTGGAGGAAAACTTCTTCCACCAAGACGTTAACTACGTCAAGCAACACTACTACGGCTCAAAGGCCTACCAGTGCTGCGGAAATGAGCACTGCATCAACAACCGCAAGGTCGCTGGTCGCAAAGGCCTCATCCACAACAACACCAAAAACAAAAACAACAAATAAAAGAAAGTACCCTCTGTTGGTCGTCCACTCGGACCATCAGGGGGTTTTCTTTTTACGGATAGGAGAAAGACCCTTAACTAGAAAGATAATAATGAAACGAAAACGAAGACAAACATATGAACAAATAACTACTAGCAATAAAACTACAAGAACACAGAGTATGGTAATAGGACCACTATTTTTTTTTACGGATAGGGCAATCGCCTTATCCTAACACGTTATCGTAGGGGGTAACAAAAATGCATACCAACCACAACAAGAAAGGGGTACGTAATATGCGTACTACATACATCAAGAGAAGGATCATGTTCACATTGGGCTTGATCTGTGCTGCTATAGGGGCAGTATCGCTATATGCGGTGCTACAAGAGGAAGCTATTTCCTGTCCTATAGCGGTAGTTACAGCCAAGCAGGGTGACTCACTATCTAGTATAGCTGAACACTATTGCTCTAGTGAAAGACTACGTATGGGGGAAGTAGTAGATAT